CCAACCGAGCCATACCAATAACTAGAACCAGGAACAATAGAAGAATAACGCGCGGCGAGGCCACAATAACCGCCATAATACAGGTAAAAGCAGCACCACGCCGCCCGCACGCCCGAAGTAGCTACGCCAACATACATACCTGCTTTGACACCGGTACCGCTACCAGCCTGTGTACTGACCTTTGCAGGCCAAAGAACAGCAGGGTCATTACTGACAGCAATGTCCTCAATGTACTGCCATCCGGAGGATGTACCTTTGGGGAATACCAATGTCAGGTCTTCCTGCTTGGTATAGTCAGAGGAAATACTGCCGTTTGTCGTGACTTTGGACTGGTCATGGCAGGTATAGCAGTCGAATGTATAGTTGCCGTCTGCATCGGTACCCCACTGCCACAGTTCATCAGACAGAATCAGGTATGCACCATTCTGGAACTCCGTCTTCTGAATCAGACCGGGTTCTTTTCCGTTTGTGTAGTTTGTGTGGGAGCCGTCGAATCCAAGGACATCATCGTTCCGACCGGATTTCCACGGCATAGTAGACAGCACAGAAGTACCTGCAACGGTACTAAACTTTGTGCCTCCGTTGTCCACGGAAACAGCCGCATAATTCGTTCCGCTGATATTCACGGTTTCAATAGCGGTAATGGTTACATCGCGAGCAATCTGATACCCGTCATTGGATGTACCGATATGTACGTTGCTTCCGACAAGAAGGTTAGCACCCTCAGAAGCAGAAAGAATGATTCGCTCCACATCGGATTCTGAAACTGCGGCTTTGTATCTTAGATAGTAGCTGGTGCATCCTTCGATTGTGCCGGAGTTTCCTTTTCTGGCGTATTTCAGCCAAATCATTCTGAGCTGGAATTTCAGAAGACTGCCGGATGCACCAGAGTAATGCGCACCACGCTTTCTCCATGCAGCAACACCGCCTATGTGAGATGTGTATGTCATAGATGCTTTCCCTGTTCCACAGGTTGGGATTCCGTCTGCGCCAAGACCGGGGTAATACTTCGGGTTTGCCATGTAGGGGTACACATGACCTGTCTTGTCGGAGCCCTGAGGCCATGTATTCCAGCCGTTTTTATTGGAGGGGTTACAACACTGCTGGAAGTAATGATAGCCACCAGCAGTCCACTCCTTCGTGTAGGTGTTCTTTTGAAGCACCTGACACAGACCATAGTTGCCAGAGCGAACCTCAGAAAGAGGGTCGATATGCTCTACCTTATTGATTGTGTGGCTTCCGTCTGCGTTCCGCTCCATGGCAACTTCCAAACACCAGAACTGAGGCAGGAATGCAAAGTCATCCTTGCCGGCAACAGATGCAGTGGAAGGGGTGCAGGACAATCCAACGCTGTCATCGGTCAGCTCGCCTACAGCAGAATTGCTGGTTGCGAACAGAGGCAGCTTGACACCGTGTACCCGGGTATCATTAAGGACAACTCCGAACCATCGTTCCAGCAGGGCGTTCTTATCGGTATTGAACTGGGAGTTTGCAGCCCACCACTCTTTGAACAGCTCATTCACCTTTTCCACAGATCCAGCCTGAAGAACCAGCTTATTGCAGATGGTGTCGAACATCAGTGCATTGGAGCAGGCACCAACGAACGATACGGCAAAATCTTCCTCAGTACCAGTATAGCCGTGTTTAACTGCGTACCGATACGGAGATGTGATACCGCCAGCCAGCGGACCGCACATCTGCATATCATAATCTACCACCGAAGACATTCTACCTCAACTCCTTTCCCGGCACTATCTGTGCCGATAACAAACACACTCTTGCAGGATGCATAGTTACCCATGATATCCTTGCACAAGTGCCGCTGCCAAGACCCGGAGGGTATCAGCAGCATTTCATCCGTGCTGTCTGGAACTTCACCGAAGGAAACATAGATGTCACCATCGGTCATGTTTTTCAGCAGGAAATCACAGCACGCTATCGGGAAACTAAATTCCGTCGCCGTGCCGACCGCAACATCTTTGCGGAGCATATTGATGTTCATTCAAACACTCTCCTTTTTATCCGATTCCTTGTTTCCATTTTCCATTTACCCTGACCCACGCATAGCCCTTTTTCCATACGCCATTGACATTCACATAGGGAATGCCTTTTTTCCATACGCCTGCGATATTTGCAATCACAGAAGAATCAATAACGAACTGGGCATAAATCGTAGTAGCCGCAGTAAATGTCTGACCGGAGGTAATTTTCGTACCTCCTGTTTTTGCTGTATACCATCCAGTAAAAGCATAATACTGTCTGGATGCTGTTGGGAGCGTATTCAACGCATCTCCATAGTTTATCGTTCTGGATGCCTCAGAGCTTACACCGCCGTTGCTTGCCGCATCAAAAGTAATTGTGATACTGTTGATACTCCAAACAGCGTAGAGTGTTATGGTGCCTCCGTATGACTGATTTCTGATTTGCTGACCATCATCAAGAACTTTCTGACCAGAGGACGAGTATGCCCATCCGATAAAGGAATAACCATACCTTGTGAATCTGTTCGTAGGAAGCGTTCCGGTTACATCGTATGTGTAAACCTGATCAGACATTGTACCTGTGCCGCCATTGGCATTAAACTGTATTGTGTACTGATTAGCTGTCCAGATAGCATACAAAGAAAGAGCGGCATTGCCTGAATAAGTCCCACCTGAACTGTAAGAAGTACCAGTACCAGAAGAATTGGTGTTCCATTCCTTGAAGGTGTAGCCTTGCTTGGTAGGCTTTGAACTGGACAGCGTTAGAGTCTGTCCATAGGTCTTTGTCTGACCATCTGGGGCGTTGCTGCCTCCATTTGCGTTGTATGTGACAGGCCATGTGTTAATAACCCAGATAGCATACAGTTTAAGGGCTGCATTCGTTGAATAAGTTCCACCAGGGCTGTAATTTGTACCAGTTCCGTTTGCCGCAGTATTCCATTTCGAGAAAGTATAACCAGTTCTCGTTGGCGTGCTTGAAGTAAGCGTTAGATTTGTTCCGTATGTCTTTGTCTGACCAGACGGAGCATTTGTACCGCCGTTTGCATCGTATGTAACCGACCATGTGTTAATTTGCCAGATTGCATACAATGTAACATTGGAATCTGTTGAATAAGTCCCACCTGAACTGTAAGAAGTACCAGTACCAGAAGAATTGGTGTTCCATTTCAAGAAAGTGTAGCCAGTTCTCGTTGGTGTGCTTGATGACAATGTGATAGAAGTACCTGGCACTTTCTCCTGAGATGATGGAGCACCAGAACCGCCATTTGCATTGTAGGACACACTATAGGGAGCGGTGATTGTGAATGGTCCAGCTTGCTGGTGATACGAACCATTTCTGTATACATACAGTAAATACTCAGAACCAACAGACAGATTACTTCCGCTGTTATATCTCTGGCTAGTATTACTCCTTAAAACCACTTGGAATGTTCTTTCATAAGAATTGGAGTTTACAGTCCATGTCATATATGCGGAAGAAGCACCTGGCGAGCATGACCAGTTTATTGTAACGTCCCACCCATTACCACTATCGCTGTAGCGTGCTGACATATTTGCCATAAATAGAACCTCCTTTCCCGCCGTATTCAAATTGCTTAATCAGGAAGAATAGTTATTCATACATGATGTAAATGTCACCATTCTTTCCTCCGCTTGGCTGGGAAGTACCATAGGAAATACGATCATTCAGAGCATAGAGCAAATCCTTCATGCACGTTGCCGGAGTCTCAAGAGCGGTTGCACCGGAAATCGACAATCCGTTCATCTTAACTTGTGCAATCGGGAAATCGCGGGTTTTGCCACCATCGTTCAAATCCTGATTGTAATAGGACGGAGTGCTGCCATCCGAGTTTCCTTTAAGCACCATAAGGCTAAAAGTATCGACACCGTGGTTTCCAGTGGTCTGGAATCGAGCAACAAGTAGGTCGTTACGAACGACACCAGATGTACCATTCTCCAATACCAAATCCTGAGAATCATCAATTTCGATAACGCCGATATGCCCCTGGATCGACAGCAGACCGCTATGAACACGAATTGTGTTATAGGACTTAACTTCGATTCGGAAGTTTTCTCCAAAGTTCAGCAGGAGGTTTCCGTTACCGAGGATTGCCTGATAGATTGCTGCATCGTTCTCTGCGTAGAAGTGAGGGGTTTCTGTTTCTGCGGTGTTAATTGTTAAGCCACGAAAAGACATTTTCAATCACCTACCTTGTGTGTAATGGTTACTTTTCCTTTTTTGTCTACCTTCAAGATGATATTTGCGATCTGCTTTTTCAGCGTAATTCCTGTGATCTGCTCTTGACCGCCTACAATGTCTCCTATATTCGCATCCATCTGATTCAGGCTGATTTGCAGGCTCTTGTAATTTGCAATCTCCTTAAATTTTGATATTCCATAGCTGCGAAGGTCATCTAGGCTTTCAGCGGAGGAATAGTCATAGATTTCAGCAACCTCATCAATTCCGAATAAGGTTTGGGTGGTACTGATGGTACCACTTGAGTTTGCATACAGGTGAAGAACCTGTCTGTTTCGCAATTCTCCCTTGCCAAGACAGATTAGGTGGTTCACACCCATGTGATAATCTTTTGCAATGAAATCAATTTTGCCATCCTGCGAATACTCAATTTCATTAGAGTAGTCCACAATCGCCACCGCCTGAACCAGAACATATCCGGGCGTGAAATCATGTGCAGAGTATTTACCCGGGATATAGGAAATGTCCAGTTTAGCACCGACTTCATAAAGCATATCAACGATGCCAGACAAGAGCGATTCGTAACGCTTAAACTGGTGGGAACGAATGGTGAACTGTGTCTGTTTTGTCGATACGACAAAGAATCCTCCGAAGCGTGAAGATATTAGCTGTGATAGAACCTGATTGGCTTCGCCGGAAACGATTTTGTAATCCGCTCCGGCATCCGGCTCGATAATCTTTTTCGCAAGCATTCCTCTCCATGTATAGCCGCTGGCCTTTACGGTCTTAGCAGATGTTGATGAAGTAATGCAGCCTATACGACCGCCAAACTCTCCGAAACCATCAGCATACCAATAGTCTGCTTCTGTTAGAATTTCATTCCCATCCCAATCAGCGGAGCTGAATGTGATGACAAAATCATTGGTTTTGCCAATATCCACATCCAGTCCGCTGACATTCAGCAAGCCGAGTTCTACTCCGTTTTTCTTAACAGAGATTAGTTCCATCTCGGCATACTCCTTTCCTCATACACAACGACAGACACAAGGAATTCGCCTGTCCAGCTAACAGAAAGAGAGCCGGACTTTAGGCGTTCAAATACGCTGTTGTCTCTGGTTCGTGCATTGAAGATATTCTGCGAATGGCCATCTTGGAAATACTTCACTACTGTTCTGTTTCCAGAATCAATCACAACATAGTCATCCGATTCAAGGTCGATGTTTTGAACACCATAAATATTCCCTCCAATTGTAACCTGTGGGTCAGATACCGGCCCGTGGAAAACAATTTTGAAGTTCGCCGGTGAATTTGACACCTGCGAAATAAGACCGGATGTAGAGCCGTTGGCGTATCTGTAAGGGTACTTATGCGGATATTTCTTGCTTCCTGTGGCGAGGTTTCCTGTAGGAGTGAAGTTGAATTCTCGTTCGATAATCCATACAGGATACTCCGATGTGATCTTCAGCTCCATAGACATAATGTTTGCTGTGGATTCCCATTCCTCCGGCTTTCCTGCTGTAATGTAACATTGCATATAGCTGCCGTTACAATACAGTTTTCCGGGTGTTGTGTTCACAATATCGTATTCCAGAACATCAATCAGCTTATTCAGCGCAGCTTTATACGCACTTTCTGACCATGCAAAGATGCTCATGTTAATAGCTTTGGTCTGGATAGACTTTGTGAAAGAATCAATTTTGCCGCCGTAGGAATTAAGGTTTGTTGAAGTGGTGTAATCCCATTTGAAATCCAGAATATCTGACGATTCAATCAGATAAGGGACGCTGCAAAAATCCAGCTTATCACCAGCACTGTTCTGATAGTAAATATCAAACTTCATTACACCACCTCCTTATGTGGGGGATACTTCGGAGACAAGTCTACCGAATTCTCTGTCATCACATTCAACCTTTACATCGGCTCGTATAAAGCCCTGTGCAACGGCTTCTCCCATTCGCTCATAATTGAAGGATTCATCCTCAGTTGCAGAAACCTGACCAGATCCAGATTTTGTTTTCAGAGAAACATTTGCATTGATTTCTCCTACCTGCTGGGAAACTCCTGCTTTCATTTTGGCAACCAGAGCAGATACATCAACAGGAGGCGGCTGCGGGTCGAAATTATCCATCCAGCTATCATCTGGTTCCTGCTTTTCTTGCTCGATGCGAACTTCCGGCGAATACTTATCCTCTTTGTCTTTCAGCTTTGTAAGAAGGTAATCGGTATCAATATCGTCTGTGTGGTCTGCAAAGGAATCTGTCATTCCCTCTGCGGCATCTTCCATTTTCTCATTCAGTTCAGGGGCCGTTTCCTCGACACCTTCTCCGATGCCCGGAAGAATCCATTTACCGATTTCTTTCTTTGCCCGTTTAGAGGGGGAAGCAATTCCAAGCCAAGACTTTACAGCGTTGATTGCGTTCCTTGCAGCATTTACTGCAATGTTAACCAGCCCGGATGCTGCGGCGGCGATACCAGAACCAATACCGGAAATGATATTTGAACCGACAGAAGCCCAGTCTGTGTTGATGAAGCCGTCTATGATTGCTGTTACAATCTGTGGGATGGCTGCAATGATATGCGGAATTGCTTGGATAAGACCCATTGCCAGCGTTGTTATGATTTGGATAGCACCCGCAATAATTGTAGGAAGATTGCTTACAATGGAGTTGAATATCTGAGAAATAATTTGGATAACAGCAGGGATAAGAGTTGGAATCTGGGCAATAATCCCATTTACCAGAGTAATCATCACCTGAATTGCTGCTTGGACAATGGTCGGGAGGTTATTCACAACGAAGTTGAAGAAGGACATGATAATGTTCGTCACAACAGGAATAAGCTCAGGGATCAGAGATACCAATGATGTGCAGAGCTGTGTGATTATTTCTACGGCAGACTCAACGATAATCGGAAGATTATCAACCACGAATCCGAGAATTCCTTCCATAACTTTAATTACGGAGGACAAAAGGCTCGGAATTGCATTGACAATCGATGTTGCGAGCTGTGTAACAATCTGAATTGCTGCTTGGACAATGAGAGGGAGATTGTTTACGATAAACTGCGCAATGCTTTGCAGAATACGCTCCGCTGCGGAAATAAGCTGCGGAGCGTATGCCATCAGACCAGAGCCTAGCTCCATAATGATGCTGGATGCAGTAGCAAGAAGCTGTGGTATCTGGCTATCCAGATTCTCGCACAGAGTAGAGATTAGCGCAGGAGCAGTTTCACCAATGACAGGCAAAGCAGAAAGAACGCCATCTGCCAATGCTTGTAGCAGGTCAACACCAGCCTGTAATAGTTCTGGTGTATGCTCTATGATTGTGGATGCAATCTGAGACAGAGCAGTAACAAACGACTGAATAAGCTGAGGTGCAGCCTGGGTTACACCTTCAACGAGGGAAATAATCAGCTCAATTCCGAGTGTCAGCAGTTCCGGGACGATTGTGAAGATGGCTTCAATGATGATTGTTCCGATTTCCGCTATTGCCTGACCAATATCCGGGATTGCAGATTGCAGACCAGAGATAAATGATTCAATGACTGATACAGCCGCAGAAACCATTTGAGGAGCAACCTTTACGACCTCGCTCAGAACATCGGACAGGACATTTCCGATTTCAGAAACAAGTCCTTCAAATCCGCTTGCGTTAAATGCTTCTGTAAGCTGGTTTATGTATTCAGAGCCTTTTTTCGCAAGGTTCTTTAGAGGCTCTTGCAGTTTCTCATAAACCGCAATACCAAGCCCCTCAACGCCTGATTTCAGTATTGTAATTTGACCCTGCAGATTGTCCTGCATGGTTGCTGCCATCTGTTCAGCCGCACCATCGCAGCCGTAGATAGATTCTGTGAGTGCGTTGAAATCTTCATCGCTGGCGTTGATAATTGCGAGCATACCAGACATAGCTTCTTTGCCAAAAATGGTAGAAGCAGCTGCGGCTTGCTCAGTTTCGGATAATCCGCTGAATCCCTCACGCAGATTCAGAAGAACTTCCATAAGGCTTTTTGATGTGCCGTCGGCATTCGTCATGGAGATACCGAGTGCGGACATCTCAGAGGACATTGTCTTTGTGGGAGCTGCCATATTTGCAAGAGCAGTCTTTAAGGCGGTACCAGCCTGACTGCCCTTAATGCCGCTGTTTGCCATCAAACCGATGGCGATAGAAGCATCTTCTGCGGAGTATCCGAGTGTGCCGCACAGTGGCGCGACATACTTAAATGTTTCGCCCAACAAGCCAACATTTGTATTGGCGCTTGCAGACACTTGGGCGAGAATGTCTGCGAAATGTCCAGCATCTCCAGCTTCCATTTTGAAAGCCGTTAATGCATCCGTTACAATATCAGCCGTACTGGCCAAGTCCTGACCGGATGCAGCAGCCAGCGTCATTACACCAGCAAGTCCATCATACATTTCCTGTGGCTGCCATCCAGCCATGGCCATGTAGTTTAGAGCTTCTGCACTCTCTGTTGCAGAGAACTTTGTTGTAGATCCCATTTCCTTTGCCTTTGCAGACAAGGCTGTGAACCCATCAAGGACTTCTCCAGTGTTGGTTACTACTTTTTTACTGCTGGCAGAAGAAATGGCTTCGACCTGAGACATTCCTGCCTCAAAGTCGGAGCCAACTTTTATGCTATATGCTGCACATGCTGTAAGGGCGGCGGTAACTGCTGTAATTGCAGTGGTAGTTGCTTTCATGCCGCCCTCGGCTATTTTACCGAGTTTTCCTAATCCAGATTCAAAACCACTGGAATCCAGCTCGGTATCAACAACTACCTTACCATCTGACAATGTAACCACCTCCTGGTTGCTACAATGTCATCGGCACTATGGCACTACCTGACATCTATCTTGATTTCAAAATCACGCTTACAGTTTCGCCCTTTGCAACGGACGAATACACCACGGCAACGTGAAGCCGTAGGATTGTAGAAGATGGGCATTTCGTACCCGCAAAACGGGCATCTAACTTTTTTCATTGGAGGCTTTTGTTTATTGTCCAAACAAAGCACCTCCTCATGTAAAGAACTGTGACAGGTCGCCACCGTTTTTCAGCGCATCTTCAATGGCTCTGTCCTTATCGGATTCAGAGCGAGGAGCAGGAAGCGCATGAAGCGTTTTCATTTTTTGATAGAACTCTTTTTGGGATTTGGTCATGCTGTTGTTGATTTGGATGCTTCTATACCCCATTATCTTCACGAACTCTGTATCGTCCCGGAGAGATTTGAACATTGCCCGGAACTTCCACCAATGAATTTCTTCGTCCTGAAGGTCAACACCGTACTGTTGCAGAAAAGCTGAATAGATATAATCGTCATCAAAGTCGTAATCGTAGATTCGCTTTGCTGACTTTTTACCACGCGCTTTTTTCTCGTCCGCATTATCTTTTCCGCAGCCATAAAACCACATGATTTTATCAACCGCCACTGCGGCATTTGCAGGAATGTTGTCTCCGAAGAATAGGTATAACGCTCTTTGGAATTTTTGGTTGTCATCCAATTCTCCATCGAGCATCAGCATTTCAAACATGATACCAATCCGATAGTCGGTATTCAGGTCATACCATGTGCCGTCGATTTCTACCGCTTCCGGCAGTACATCGATCAGCATGTTCATCAGTGAGTCCGATATCCTTTCTTGTGGCCGTGCTTATAGGGAATGGGCGCTTTGTTGGAATTCTGTTGAGTAGTACGCCGCTGGGCACGACTGGGGCTGTACTTGTCACGAATTGCAGACAGCTCATTCACACTGTTGTTCTTTGCGGTAAGAAATACATCATAGGCATTCAAAGCCATAGGGAGATTACACTTGCCCTTGAAGATTCTCTCATGCGCTCCTGCGCCAAGAACCTCATCGAAGAAATCAAAGACAATCTGGCACTGAGCACGAATAAGCTGGCTCTGGCTCATTCCGTCAAAATTCTCCGATTTTATTTTATCAAGAACATTCTGGCAAGCATTTTCGGCTCGCTCCATCTCGTCGGCATCAAGGAAATCAATATCGAATTCCTCACCATAAATTGTAACTTTCATGTGCTTCCTCCAAAATAATAAAAGGGGGCGCTGTTCGCCCCCAGTTAGTAAGCGTAGAACACCCTCTGCGAGGTGTCAAAATAACCGAGTACAAGGTCTCCAACACATTTCAGAGTGCCAGCCAGTGTAAGCGGATCTCCGCCTTCTCCGGCATTGTTGGAAACCTCGTTTGTTACGATGAACAATCTGGCTTCAAAAGCATTAAGCTGATCAGGAACAGGGTCGAAGAGGTCAACTCTGACATATTCAAACATTGCTTCTGCACCAGTCAGATGGTTTCTGCCGACTTTGTATAGTGCCATAATGGCTTCCTCAGAGTCTATCATATCGGCAGAATACGGAAATTCAGTCTGATAGGAAGTGACAACCGTTGTGCCGGTTGTCTGGCTGACATAAGTTTTCGATATGGTTTTGGCGTTTGGGTTTTCATCCAGAGAGCTAAAACCAACGCCCATCAATTCAAAGTTTTCGCCAACCTTGATGTAGTCAGCAATCTGATTTCGCATGATGGGATTCGGTACTTTCGTACGGTCGAATTGCTTTGTGGTTCTCGTTCTGAGGCATTCCACCTCAACGCCCTCAAGCATGGAGGTTTCGCCTTTAACCCAAATCGAATTGATATAGCCAGTCTGACACAGGTGTCGCTGCCATGAGTAGGCCGGGATGCAGGACATATTGGCGGTGCTTTCTGCCAAAGTTCCATAGGAGACATAGACATTAGCGTCCGTGTAATTCTTCACAATGAAGTCATATCCATAACCATCAAAGTGAAATTCTACTGCCTGACCAGCCACAATATCCTTACGGACTACCGTGCTCATGGTGTCACCTCCTTATCAGCCGCTGGTCGTTTCGGTGAAGGTCTTGGAAGTAGTGACGAACGTACCAAGAATCGGATCGCCTACGCTTTTCAGAGTGCCTGCAAGCGTCAAGGGGTCACCGCCGCTGCCAGTGTTGCCGGAAACCTCATTGGATACGAGGAATTTGCGAGCCTTGAAGGTGTTGGTAGAGCCGGAAACAGGAGAGAACAGATCCACACGAACATACTCGAACACAGCATCCGCACCAGTCAGGTGGTCACGGCCACACTCATACAAAGCCATGATAGCCTTTTCGGACTTGATCATATCGGCAGAGTAAGAGAACTCGGTCTGGTAGGAAGTGATGAAGGAGGACGCAGTAGCCTGATTAACATAGGTTTTCTGCATGGACTGAGCATTGGGGTTCTCATCGAGAGTTTCAAAGCCAACGCCCATGAGCTCAAAAGCATCACCGACTTTCAGATAGTCGGCAACCTTGTTTCGCATTACCGGATTGGGTACATTGACGGTACCGTCATTGATTGCCATAGGTATTTACTCCTTTCATTTGCCCAGTTATGGGCAGAAATAGATGAAATTGCACTGAATTGTGTACTGTGCTTTTTCCTGCTCCGCATCGTACACATACCCGTGCGTAGTTGCCATGATTTTCTGAGCGACTTTTCCGCCCGTCAGCTCTGGTAGGCATTCTGAGTTGGTGCAGGATTCCAGCCAATCTTGGAAATGCTCATAGAACATAGAATTATCCATATTCGCCAGAACATCAGCAGAATAAGCCTCTCTGGAACTGAAATAAAAGCGGTACTGCCTGATAGATTGACCAGTAATGTACCGCTTAACGATTGGGTCACAAGGGACTGCCTCTATCATGTAGGACTGAACAGCAGGAGAAAGATAGTCAACGCCTATGCTTTTTTTGAATTCCGGCAGATATGGGCAACCTTTGATAAACTCACGGATGCACTGAATAATGGATTTATCTGTGGTTTCGCTCATTTTGCTCTGCCTCCTACATAGTTTGCAACGGATTTAACGATTTCTCCATGCCTGTCTACCCACATTCGGATAACCCACTGCCTTCCACGAAGTCCGTTACCCCTGTTCTTGTCCCACTGCACCTTTGCATAGGGCTGGATATACACGATTTGTGATGTTTCCTCACGAGCCGTGTTTTTCAGTGGACCATTGCGAAAAGGCACATAGGGGTCGGCAAGGCGGCGAACCTCATGTGTGAAAAACTTCTGTGCTTTTCCGTCTTTTTCAAGACTGTGCCTGAGAAGTATTTTTTCTTTGGGCTCCATTTTGAGGGTGTAGTGAACATTGCCGCTCACTTTGCATACACCTCCCAATGCTTCATGCTGTTACTACCCATGTCGAATGTATCGACTGTTGTAATGGATGAAGCCTCCGGGTGTTCAGCCAACCATTGGCGTATGCCTCTTTGTGGTATGTCGGCGGCTACGCTGCCCTTAACGATGATGTCATCACAGGTCAGTGTCCAATACTGTTCTCTCTCAGAAGCGGTCAGCAAGGCGAACTGAGGGGCAGGGACGAATTGCTTTTCCATTCGCTCACACACAGAAAAATCAATGCTGATAAATGCTGTGCGGGATTCGGCATGGTTCTTGCTTTTACCAGATACAGAAACACCGTCCTCCCAGTGAACAGCAGGAATGATGGTTCGGTAATAGGTTGTTTCGTCCGATGATGTATCAACATATTTGTTGATGACGGTTGCGGAAGTGTTCGGAAGCATATCAATACCCCCGGTATGCAAACTTTGTCCCGTGGATGTAGTTCATGGCAGACTTCATCATAACGGATTCCTGCGTTGCACCTGATTCATGGAGGTATGTAACAGACTGCTTTCCAACCGTTTCAGATGCCTTTAGCCCTCCGCTGGCTCCTGCCTCTGCAAAGGTCTGAATCTTCTCACACAGGTCACAGACGGCATCCTTGATGTAATCTGGAATATCGTTCTGAGATATGTTCCAAAGCTCAATTCTGTGGAATGTGATTCTGTCAATAAATGCCTGAGCCTGCTTTCGGTTTTGATTGAACTCAGTTTCAGACAGTTTCGACCCGGCAAAGCCAGTTGAAGATGTGTAGTAGGCATAATCGGCATAGACCATAAAACACACTCCTTTCCAAAAGTGCAGCCGGGCAGGAGGACTACCCGGCTGCGGGGGCAATCATCAACCGAGGCTGATGATACGGGCGATGGGGATAGCCTTGTGGGCGATGTACTTCTTGCCAGTGTTGGTGTTGGAGTTTACCAGCTCCCAGTTAGCACCGGTTTCCAACTCTGCATCAGTGGGAGACAGAGTAGCCATGGAAGCCATGGTAAAGCTGATGCCGTAGGGTGCGAAGCACTTTCGCTGACGGCTATACAGGGTGTCCTGACCACCATTGGTCTTGGGGTCACGGTCAACCTCATAGGGAACAGCAGCACCGCAGTCGGTGTACTCAAATGCACCGTCACCCAACACAAAAGAGGTGTAATGCTTGACGGTAGTATCAGCCTCGTAGTAGCTGGAAGTGGAAGGATTGCCAGTGGGAGAAGCCACCTTGGTGTACACATAGTTGGGAGAAGAACCGCTTCTGGTGTAGTAGGCTTTGCCAGTCTTCACAGAAGTATCCTGAGAAGCCTTGTAGGTAGCAGGAACTTCTTCAACAGGCATGTCGTCATCGATGAGTACCATGCGGCCGTTCAAAGAAGCCAGACCGATTTCACGCTCCATGCCGTCCTTATCGGTGTACTTGAGATAGCTCAGAATCTTGAGGTTCTCAAGATTGGTAGATACAACGGAGTGCAGGAGAGCCAGGGAGAATGCGGACTTGTTATCGCCGCATGCTTTCTGCATTGCGGAGTTGAAGGTGGTGGCATCGGCATACCCGGTCTTGCCTTCGGAGTTCACAACGGCAACAACATTGCTGGTATGGTTGTTGACGAATTCCAGGTTCTCGGTACCAGTCATAGAGAACACACCCTTCAGGATGTGCAGCAGGGTGTCCTGGTCGATTTCAGACCAGTATTCGGAAATCTGCTGGGCAATGTTCTCCATGAAATCCTCACCGCCGGTGATGTCCTTGGAGAAGTCCTTCTCAGTCCATGCGTTCATACGACCGACAACAACACGGGAATGACGGAAGGTGTCGGTGGTGGAGGGGGACATGTTGGTGGTGCCATCGTAGTTCTGGGGAACAGAGCCGGAAATCAGACCAGTCAGGGTGGTGGTGATGTAGTTGCCGCCGGACTGATCCTTCATAGCAGCTGCCAAATCAGGGCGGGGACGGATGGCACGGGAGGTAATCATAGCCTTGCGCTTGGTGTTGGGAACACGGCCAACATAGCCTGCGAATACCTCAGTGTTAAAGTTTTTCTTGTCAAAGATACTGGGCATAATAAATACTTCCTTTCTTAATCAAATTCAATGGTTGCATCGGGATGTGCGTTCTTATACGCCATCATCTCCGAAAGAGTCCTCTTTTTCTCACCAGAGAACTGAGGGGCACTCTGGGGAGCAAACCAAGGACGGTTTTTTGCAGGATTCGTTCCTGCGGGGTTGTTGCCGGAGCCAGCAGCACCAGCAGAGCCAGCGGCACCAGAAGGCTGTGTACCACCGCCAGAGCCAGCGGGTTCCTGAGATGCAAAACTGTTCGGGTACTTGGTTTTCAGCTCATCCATGAAAGCGTCAGAACCTTCAAACTTCCCATCATCAGAACGCTTGAACTGCTTTGCCATAAACTTGTCATAGATGGCATCCTTCACCAAATCATCAGAATACTTGAATCCGCTCAGATAGGTTCTGGCCGCAAACTCAGTAGCCTGTTCATCCAGTTTCTTCTGGAGAGCTTCGGTGTCGGTCTTGTGCTTCTGTTCCCAGCTTGCAGCAGACTGTTTGATACCATCAATGTCCATATCCTTGTAGGACTGGATGGTGGTATTGGCTGTCTCAAGCTGTTCCTTAACCCCGGTAAGCTCAGTGGTAAGCTCACGAACTTTGTTGTCGTGCTTATCCTTTGCCACATAGCCACCATCTGCAAGGTTTGCCAGCTTAATGGTCTTGTCTGCATCCAGAGCATCCACAAACTGGTCAAAAGTGATTGCACCCTCACCGAAGAGCTTTTTCAGAAATTCGTACATGGTTTATCCTTTCTCACGCAGATTTAGTTTAAACGTCGGTTAACTCCGACAGGCGTGTGCATGGCAGTTATATCCCAGCCTTGCAAGTGGGAAGAATTTTGTAATGAATTGATTATGGATTACTTTCCCCATACCTTGGGTCGGGTTCCAATGCCCAATGGTAAAAAATTCGACTGCATGAGCAGTCAATTCATGGGAATCACCATCCTTTCAGGAAAATGGCATAGCTTTTGTATTTCAGCCTTTCCGTATCGGTGTCCGTATAATCTCCGAATGTAGGAAAGGCTCTGTTAGGCGAACTATGGGGCTATCGGATTACTGTTACAGGATAACCCAATCCTCGGCAAGCATATCTGCCTGAGAAGCAAGCCAGCCCATCTGCACACCGCTTGTGCCGACAAATGCGATAGCATTATTGCCAATGGCTTCATGCTCGCAGTTGACGACCTCACCAGATGCGTTTGTATAGGAAATGCAGGTTGCCAGTTCAAGGTACTGGTTCTTTCCGTTCCAGCCTTTACGGGCGACTCTGTGACCCTCCTTCAGGTTCATTAGCGCAACACCGAAGTCCATTACCTCATCCATGGGGAAGTGAACATGGTACTCCAAAATCTTGATTTCGGGGCAGGTCTTCAGACACAGATTTTCATCATAGGCCTTTTCGATGTAGGCCAGCTTTGCGGCAATGTTGGGGTTATGAATCATTTCCTCCTCGCCGGTGGGCATTTGTACGAACAGGGTAACGCCGGCATTGTCCTTGTCCATTGCTGCTGTGCAGTCATTGATAAACTGCTGTTTCTTTGTGATTTCCATTTTGTTTTCCTCCAATAAAAAAGCCCACTCCGATAGAGTGAGCTAAAATACAATATTGCTATACAGATTAACTGATTAGCTTTTGTGTTAATCGCTTAAATCAAAAGCAAGCGATAATCGATGAAAAAAGCAGTCGGTCTCCCGACTGCTTTCAGATAATGAACTTGTAGCAGATGTCTTTCAAAGGCATTCCATCAATGAACGGCTCATCAAACACCGAATCCACAGAATCAAAAGTATGCTCCATATCTCCATAGGACACGGAAATATTGGTAAGGCTGAATGGGCAGATGGAACCCCAAACGCCGTTGTATTGGAACTCTATATCGTCTGTCAGGCTCTCAATCAAAGCCCGCAGTTTCGTGGCTTTCATAGGATATCACCATTTTCCTTTCGCTCTTGTTCTGTCAGATCACGGACAGGTCTTCCGATAACCTTACCATCACTCCATATCACATCGTGAGCGTGCTCACCATTTGTTCCATACGGATGCTGTTTCGGGTTTCCGTGGTCATTATTGGAAATCTGCTTTACCCATCGACCGTAACTGTCGTAATAATTACGACTGATACCGCCTTTGGACGAAGTGACCTGTGTAATGGAGTTCGGAACTCCCTGTGTTGCTGTTTTGGATGCTTCAATTATACCCCGTCCAACGGCATTGGTCAACTGTGGCATTGATGCTTTTCTAACCGCCCATGTAGCTTTCCCGGAGAGATGACGGTCGTAACCATCTTGACTGAGCCGTTCGGTCTGCGGAAGAATATTGGCCTGTCTGGAAAAATCCATGTACCTGTTCCTCTGTCCTCTGAGTTTGATAGAGGCCTCTGTAAAAGCCTGCTCATCCCCGGAGGCATCGTATCCGATAAGCTCTCTCTTTGTAGAAATGATTTGTCGTTCCAGCTGCCGCTGTTTCTGAGTGGCTTCGTAGTATGTATAGGTTTTCCCATCATACTCGATATGGGGGCCGCCTTCATCGGTCATCTCATATAGCTGCCTGTCGGTATATGCCCGAGGACTTCCCTCATAGTATCCGTAGTAGTTGTGCCTGCAATTTGCACCCATAAGACCAGATACAGAGCCTAACCCTGTTGATTCTACCAAATCAGGGTATTTATCACTTCTGCCGGAGCGAGAGAATATTTGCCCTTGCCATGTCTGATGGGATGGTCTTGCACCCATGTGTGCTGTGGTTTCCACAAGGTCAAGACCAAGTTCATCACAAACCATACGATTCATGTTTCCAGCCATCTGATTAACGCCAGTAAGCACACACATTCGTGCTGCTGCTTTTACGCTCAGATGGTATCCAGTGTCATACCCTACGGCATCTCCGATAACTGTTGAAACACCCTGTTTTGAAACAGAGCGAACAGCATTTCGGATAGCGGTATTGTAATCCAGAACACCAGTGGAAACCTGCATCTGTGCCAGATCCAGTGCCATAGTATATGCTTTGTTGATTGGCATATAGTTCTGACCGACTTTCAGCATGACCGCTGTGGTGCCCGTCATGCTCTTAATCGCCCCGTCATGGCCAAGTATGTTCTGTAATGCTCGCTGTGTTTGCTCCTGCGCAGCGGTCATGTAGTCTTTGAGAACTGGATTGTTTGCTATACGCTCATAGTTAAGACCAGAGCCGGAGAATCGTTTTGTGTCGGATTCTATGTAAGAATCAAAAGCCTCCTGATACATGGACTGCAACTCGGTCTGTGCAATGTCGAGCAGTTCAGCGCTTCGCCTTGTTAGTTCGTCCATAGAAAGACCGACTTCGCTTGCCCTGATTGCCTGCCATTCTGCAGTTTCCGTTACGGATGCAGCCTTGGCAACTCTCCGGGCGAAGTCCTCAACAACAAAAGCATCGTACTGCTCAAACAGTTCCACGATGTAATCCGGGAATGTCGCAAGGTATTCAGGAGTAAGCATTTATTCTTCCGCCTCCGGCACTTCGTTTTCATCCGGCATGGTACCGGGCATCATCTTTCTTGCATCTTCCTCAGAAACGCCGAAATACCATGCTGTGACAGCTTCGTTCCGAATCATCCCGGCAGCAGCCATTGACATTAGCCGAGCGAACTCAACTTCACGATCAACGATGATGGAGTCGTCCCACTCAAAGGACATCTCATATTCACCATCAGGGGCCATCTCATAGAGGGAAGCAATCGCATCCATGCAGTATGCCAGGTCTACAAGAGCCTTCTCCAAAGCCTTTTGCACATCAGAAACGGTTGAGAAACTGCGCTGCTTGCTCTGCTTTACCTCGGTAGCCGTTTTGTCGGTTTCGGTAGGCTCAGACAGCGTACCATAGGCAAGACCACATTGGAACTCAATCTTATGCAGAACCTTATTCAAGCCATTAAACAGGCTGGAATCACGGAATTCCGGGCTGTAGGTATCAAGTCCGTATTTTGCAGAACCCTGTTCAAACTGGAATGTTCTGTAAAGCCTCTGCCGGTTCTCGGGAATAATTGGTTTGCCGTCCTCATCCAGCTTAAACATATCCTCGGGAACATTAACGGCTCTTTCGCCTGATTCAAATTCCCATGCCATTTCAGACCATAGGTCATCTGCCTTTTTGATGTGCTCTACCGCTCTGGAGAAGCAGGAAACACCGAGGGGGGATTTTGTCTCTATGTTGTTTGCAAACGGCATTTTGAAGTAAGCGAACAGAACATGACTAATGTCCTTAATTGTTACAACAGGGTCAATGGATTCCCAATCAGGAACAGCAGTCAGAGAAACTTCTTTACCAAGGGTATGCTCATTATCCCGTGTGATTTCGCTTGTATTCAGGCAGTATGCCTTGTTGGAGATGGTGTATTTATCACCGTCCAGCTTGTGATACTCAAGTCGAGTATACTTTTTGTCCTCGATGTAGATGTAATCGAGGAACACAGCAGCCGTCACATCTCCATCAGAATCGAATGCCGCAGGGTAGAAATCACAGGCCTGCACAACACTGGTCATGATTTGGTCACCCTGAACATAGGGCTTTAGGGCAACAGCGCCCATGGCACACGCCTGCTCAGTAAATTCTCTTGCCTTTGCGATTACCCTCTGATACTGCGTATTGATGTAATCCGCTCTGGCGGAGCCTGAAACAACTGTCTTCATCTCGATAGTCGTAAGCCGTGCAATCTCAGACGAAATGGCAGCAGGAATGTTCATGGTGAGTTTTCCGTTTTCTGGGTCTTTCCACGCAGGACGGTTTTCATACATTTCAGTCCACAGCTCCAAGGATTCCTCCATTTTGGACGATACTGCAATCTGTATGCCGAAAGCCTTACCTACATTTCCTTTTCCAAACAAATGTCTCACCGCTTTCTTTATGGATTCTATAAAACTCATTTTTTCACCGCCTCGCTATTAAGAAATCTGGAAATGTATCTCTCGATGGTGTATTCAAATGCAGACAGGACACTTGCATCCATACTCTCGTTTCGCTTGCCTGATCGGTTATCACTCCATGCAGACGAAGACAAAGCCTGTTCCAAAGGCTGGCAATCAGTAGTAATGAAAAGCCGTTCCTGTGCAATCAAGCGAGCCGTCATCTTTATTCTGTCCTCAATATCTGCACTTATCGAATAGCGAATTGTAGCCGGAAGTCCCCGGCGGGTAGATGCAGCCTTAATGGCTTTCAGCATCACTGTATCATCTGCATCACAAAACACATAATCAAGCCGCTTGTGGATTCTCCAGATTTCAACAGCAAAAGTGATAAACTCTTTCCCGAGAGCGTCTGTCTCAATGGTATTCAGATTGCGAGCACCGATGACAACAGCTTTCTTTCCATCGCCGATAATCTTCGTTGCCACGAAAGAAGCACCGAAGTGTCCAGCGGTGGAAATTCCTATTGATATTTCGGAAGCCTTGAACATCTGAGCAGCTTCAACAGTGATAACAAGCCGTTGTGCTTTCTCTGCCCAATCATCATAGATTCTGGACTTCTGGAAGCAGGCAAGGGAAATAGCATCGGCACGGTCAGGAGACTTAATGCCACGCTTTTTCATATCGTTTTTTGATTCAAGCTGCAGCATTCCGTTTGATGCAATGAAATACTTTCTTACGGACAACTGCGCTACCAGCTCATTGTCGTTCTGCAAAGATAGCTCCTTTGCTTCCAAAAGACTTTTCACGCAAGCCCACAGGTATGTTGCCATATCCTTGTAGTATTCAATATCTCCGTCTGACTGAGGAGGTTTGGAAGCGAAATTGACAGGACAGATTACCATCCTGTGCAGATGTCGCTCTGCTTTGACTTCTTCCAGTCTATCTGTAACACCGCCACCAAGGCCAGTATCATCGATGTTCACCGGAATACTGCCCGTGTATTCCTTATGCTCTTCAATCAATCGGAAGTATGTGGTAACAATGTCACCGACAGTCTGCATAAGGCTCTGCCCCTGCCGAATAAGAGGGATTGATATTTGGTTTCCTACCTTTGTTGCGATTACGGTTTCATCGTCACCATATCTGGCAACATCGACACCGATTGAAATGTTCCGTACTTCCTCTTCCGGGTCAATCATGGTTGCCTGTTCAATCAGTGACAGACCGATGAATACATCATCTTCCTGCACTGGGAACTCTCCAAGGACACGGACACGAAAGACATTGGAATTTCTACCATACTTTCTCTCAAGTAGGGATATGTTCTGCTTATTCGTTCTTGGACTGTTTTCAGAGTTTACTGTGTGGCAGCTGAATACAGCTCTTGAAGCATGGAAAGCATCGTAGAATGAACCGCTCGTTTTGGTTGGGTTTCCGCACAATAGCAGTTTGTTATTTGCACCAGATAGCGTACCCATTATGGCATCCATGATTGGATCTGCAACGCCGGAAGCCTCGTCAACGATAAAAAGCATATTATCTTCATGGAAGCCCTGCATATTCTCAGGCTTCGTGGCGGTTCTGGCAACGGCAAACCACCGCTTTTCATAACCGACCATGTAGATGTATGTTTTCGTCCAATGAAGAATCTCAGAAAGAACAGGAGAGTTGCTTTGCCACTTTGAAACCTCTGCCCATAGAACATCATGCAGCTGTTGTTTTGTAGGAGCAGTGCATACAACACGGGGATATGGGAAGCAGGTCAAAAACCATAGAACCACTGCGGCTTCCGTACCAGTCTTTCCGACACCCTGACCGCTTTTTACCGCTGTATATCGTTCTGTTGCGATTGAACGGAATACTTCACGCTGCCAATCGTCAGGCTGGAAGTTCAGAACCTCTCTTGCGAATAGCTCTATATCCTTTCGGTATAGCTTTATCCGCTTTTGTAGGAATTCCTTTCGGTTAATCTGATTCATTATCTTCTCCATCCGCTCCGAGGACACCAGCAATCCAATCATCCGCAAGAGCGCCGCCCTTGCTTCCTTGTGCCTGACGGATTTTATTCAGACTGTCGATAGCTCTTTGCTTTTGTGCTTGGCATCTGGTAAGTGCTTCTTCCAATTTCAGAATGATGCTATAAGAGGCCTCCGTAGTCGTGTGAACGGAATACTCACGACCGGGAAGCCTCTCTTTTTTGTCAATCTTCTCTTGGACACGCTCATGATATAATGCTTCGTCCTCTTTGGTATCAAATGCTCTTTTATTCTCGGTTCGTACAGAACTTGAAATGCCGAGCGGTGATGCTTTGGCTTCCTCAATTCTACGAAGTATCCGGCGTTCCCGAACAGTCAGCAGATTGATTTCGTCAATGAGAAGCTGTTCCTCGTTTGGCTCCATTTGGCTTATAAGGGACTGCTCGTCATCATCCAGTGAATCAAATAGGATTGACGCATATCCACCATGGGTAACAGCGTTCTGGTTTCCAACAGGAGCACCGTGCCCCACAGCGTTTTTATTTCCCTTGGGGGGACCTCTTTTCCGTTGTTCCTTTTTGGATTTCTTCTTACTGGATTTCGGAGCGTTCCGATTCTTATTATCGGAGCGTTCCGATTCCCAATTATCCTCAGATTTCCATTTTCGGATAGCGTTTTCAGGGTAGCCAAGCTGTTCCGCAATGTCTTTCAGTTTAATTGTATCCGGCTCAGCAGAAAGCCATATTTCCTTAGCTTTTTCACGGTCTGGATTTCTTGGTCTGCCCATCACTCACCACCTCACAGTTATTTGTTTCGCTGGCTCAGATGATGGTGAGCAGTTCTGCACTGTTGTGCGTTTCCTTGGTCAGCATCATCCGCAGGAAGTCCTCTTTGCTGAAATCTGACAAACGGAAGATTTCTTCTGGCTTCATGCCCAGTTCCTTGCCGATTTCATCAATGGTTTTTCCCTCATCCATAAGCCGTTTCACGATGGCTTTCATGGGTTCCAGCAGATGTGTACCTCTGGCTCGGTTATGGGTAACAGTACCATAAATGTCTTCGGAAGAATCCTTGTGGTCTACAATAACAACAGGTACTTTCCCACCCAAGGCAGAAAAAAGCGGCTCCTGTCCGCTGACTGTCCAGCGGTGGAATCCGTCAATGATGGTATAATCAGGTCGAACCACAATGGGGAGTGTCCAGCCATTCGTAAGGATAGATTGCGTAAGCAATTTCAGGTTTTCTTTTGAAACCTTATTTGGGTTCCAGGAGTTTGCTGTCAGCTTCGTCCTGTCTACCCAATGTAACGAACTCAACGGAGCTCTTAAATCATTCATGCAGCATCTTACATGGAAAGCGCATGAGGTAAACCATGCCGTTTAATCCTATCAGTCAAAGAAGAAGGGTTAATACCGAGATAGCGTGCCCAATCGTTGTGGCACATTCTCATTCCGTTGTACTCATAGATTTTAGATTGCCGAGTGTTCTTTGCCTGCAATCTTCGTTCAATCCATGTGCAGTTTTCTGGGCAGTAGTTTCCATTGACATCTTTGCGTTCAATGGATAAACCGTCATTATATCCGGCTTCCAATGCCCAATCACGGAAAACAGAGAAGTCGTCCCACTCTCTGCAAATTGTAATTCCACGCTCACCATACAAACGGTAAGTTGGATTTGTTTTGCAATAGCAGCGAATACGCATCTGCTTCCAGATTTTGTATAGTCTGGTTTTACTGCCACTATGCGTTATATTGCACTCACCTCTACGCATTTCCGTTTCTCCTTTCTACTGTTGTTTTTTTGCTTCATCGATATAGCGGCCATAAAGCTGCTGATACAGGGCACGATATGTCCGTAGTTTCGGATCACCTTTCATCAATGCCTCGTATATCTTCTTGCAGTCCTTATTGTCGAATACCGTGCTTCCCTGGAGGAAGAACGATTTGTAACGCTTGGCAATGTATTTCTGATGTTCTGTACCAAAAATAGAATCTATGTGATTGAACACATCCACCAGCATTGCCCGATAGTCTTTATCTGTGCCTTTCTCCAGCTCTCGTCTGGTTTTACTCATGCGGCCGAACATTTCAGAGTCCCAATACAGCGCCGCAAGATACGCATTGGGTTCCCGGCGTATTACCCGTTCCATAAGGTCAGGGTAATACTCGTTCATTTTTACAAGCGACCGGGCTGTATCAACAGAAAAGAACTGCGATACACGAAGCTGTCCTTTTCCGGTTCCGGCCTGCCACAGGTAAAGGTAGATTTCCGGGATATCTACTTTATTCTCGAGTAAGTATAACCACACATCGTTATTGCTCCAATCGTAGATAGGTAAAACCTGATGTCTGTTCGACATAGATTTTCCTGCCATCGTCATTGTCGCAATGTTCTTTGCCCGCTGGATTGATTCTGCCGCACGAACACCTGTAATGGTGATGCCATCCATGCAGACCCGGGGCATAAAGTCTTGATACGCATCCACCCGGGGACGGAGCAGCGGGTGGGTGCGTATCGCATACTTAGGAGGTTTTCTTACCCATACGGGTTCTTTTGTGCTGTCCCAGCAGATGAAGGATTCATCCTCGGACAGCTCATTGAAGCAGTTGTAATGCCTTACCTCAATGCAGTACCATTCAAATCTGGCTCCTATCAGCAGGAATTTCTTTCGCCACTCCTGCACGGTGCGCTCTATGCAAGGGAAGATTGCTTCTTCATCCACGAATTGAACTGTAAGCTGAGAAGCGTTTATCTTTCCTTGCTGGATAAGCTGCAATACCAGATTCGACAGAACTAGGCTGTCTTTGCCGCCAGAGAATGACATATATACTGGCAGCCCGTTGTTGAACACATTTATGATTCTCTGTTCCGCAGCCTGAACGACTGTAACGCTGGCTTTACACCGCTTTATAGCCATATTTTTTCACCACAGTTCGGGCAAATAACGAACTTGCGAATATCCGCAGGCTCGCATTCTTCCTCATCGGAATCCTCATCGGGTACCGATGCAGGCTGAGGTGTGGATAATGCAGATGGAGTAGCAGGAACAGAATCTGATTTTGCGGCTTGCTCTGCTTTTTCGATAAGAGCCTCTTTTCTTTCCTTGGCTGCTTTGATGGATTCGATTTCGGAATCATCAACAGTGCCGTATTCCATGATTTTCTCGCTGACTTCTTCCGCTTCTGCAACCATGCTTTGCAGAATGTCCTCATCAAAACCTGGAATATCCAAGTCAGAACTTAGCTCTTCCAGAAACTCGTTGAATGTTTCCAGATTGTCAACGCCAAGACCGTAAATCTTATTGTCTGCAATCATCAGCTTTTTCTTCTGATTCTCAGACAGATTTTCTACCTTGTAGACAGAGGCTTCTGTCATGCCCATCCGGCAGAGAGTTTCATAGCAACCGCAGCCGGCAAGGATTGTGTTGGTTTCATCGACAACCAGCGGGCGGATCTGACCAAACATCCTGATGCTTCGTTCAAATTCCTTCAACTGTTTGTCTGTGTGGATTCGCACATTTCTCTCCGGGCGTTTCAGCTCGGAGATCTTCATAGTGATTACTTCCATCATTCGGCTTTGCCCTCCAATCTGGTAATGATACAGGAGGCTACGCCAGCCGTAAGGACAGTCAGTAAGCTGCCTATGGTTTTATACTGAGCGATACCATAAATGTTGCCGTAGGCGAACAGAGGCAGCCCACAGCAAAGGGATAGAATGATTCCAGCGAATACTCCGTTTTCTGATACCTTTACTTTCAAAAGTGTAAACACCGTAGGGAGCATCGTTGCAGAACGGAGTGTTCCGTAGAACAGGAAAAGGTGTGTGACAGTTATCCCCGGGATATTCGCAATCAGAATCCCGGCGGCAAGCACCGCCACCATGGACACCTTCGCCACTTTCAACTTGTCGGAATCTCCAGCAATTTCTGAAACACTGGAAAGCTCTGCAGTCAGAGAAGAAATCGCACATAGGTTGGAATCGATTGTTGACAGCAAGCCGGACACTACCATGAACAGAAAAGGAATCATCACCCACTTGGGGAATAAATTGGAAACCAGTTCAAAGTTCACGATGCCGGAATCATTCGGAATAAAGCCTTTGCCAGCAGCGATAAATCCCAGCATACCCATGGAGAGCGGTACGATTGCAAACAAGAGCGCACCGAGGGTGAATGCCCTTTTGATTTTGTTCTGCCTGATGGAGAACGCTCGCTGCCAGAAGCACTGGTCACCGAAGGGACCGGCGAATAGGCCGACTGCTGTCGGAATTCCAAATCCAAAAAGGACTTTCAGACCACTATCGCTGAAAAGGTGTGTGTATGCACCTGTGACTCCGGAAAGACCTTCGGAAAGTGCAGCCACATTCCCAGGCATAGACAATGCCCATGGAATCAGGACAGCACATACAGCAAGCATGATTGTCATCTGAACTGTGTCAGTAAGCACGGATGCTTGAATGCCGGAGAACTGGGAGTAGGAATAGGCGATTGCGGCCAGAATGATGGTCATAGGAAGCATGGGGATTCCTGTGATAGCCGAAAGGATTTTACCGCCTGCAAGCAGCTGAACACCTGTCGAAAGAATAGACAGGCTTCCAAGCTGGAACAGATAGATTCCTTTGACTTTTTCCGAATGGTACTCATTGCCCATGAATCCGGCAAGAGAAATGCCCATGGGCATCCGCTGTCGTATTTTTCCGGCAAATGGGATGAACAGGAGCAGGCAAAGTACATTCGGCACTAAGAACCAAAAAAGCCCTACAAAACCGTTGGCATAGGCTTTCTCAGCAGACACGAACAGGGCTGGTGCCCAGATCCATGTAGCGGCTATGCTCATAGCGGATTGCAGGGTTCCCATGTTTCTATCACCAACATGGAATTTCTCGGCAACAGTTTCCCGCTTTGTCAGGAATACCGTTGCCGAAAGCATGATAATTGCGTATACGGTTAATACGATTAACCCATACATTTGTTTTCCTCCTTTAATGTAACCTCATTTACGCATCAGGGCGATTGATGCACGAACGGGTGTGCCGGTAAGGAGCAACGGCACAAATTCTCTACCCTCCCAAAATAGAATTGAGGCACCCACGGGAAGGGTGCCTCTGGCTGATTAAGAATTTACAGCCTACATTCTATCACAGGTATATATCGCAAGTCAATCTCGTCTTTTTCGCATGACAGATTGGTACAGAATGGTATTGATTGGCTTAGATTCTATCAGAATTTAGACCATCCAGACCAAATATTAAACCAGTCAATTTTTCAGTTGCAAGGTCAATATCACGGTAAATTGTGCTTTTATTGACACTTTCATGTTCGGAAATTTCCTCAATCGTCATTCCCGGATTGTCAATATATAAGGCAAACACCTCACGCATACGCCGCATTTCTTCTTCACGGCCTGAAAGCTGGCACAATCCTGCATAGGCATCCAGCATTTCATCAATGTGTCGGAGAATGATTTGTGTACGCTGGGCAGATTTCTTTATGGAATCAACAAAGTTCTTTCCATCACGCCCCCACATCAGATCCAGAATATCAATGGCGTTCTCGTCAAGCTGGGACGCATCGAAGACAGCTCTTGAACAATGCTCCTTGAACATACGGTAATTCTGGAGAAGCATCTTTGTGTTTCCCAGCCGTCTGTCGTATCTGGATTCCTTTTCCCGCTTGTTTTCTTTGGCGATATATTCAGCTGCAGCTTTTGCACCTGCCTTTCCTGCAACGGCTGCGATTGCCTCAACCATCTCAGGTGAAAGATGCGGCTTCTGCTTTCCCATTGGCGTTTTCCTCCTGTTCGATTTTGTAGCAGTCTGGACAAAGGTCGTACCACATTCCAGAAGGTGCTTTTCTGCTTTTCCATCCGTGTACCTTTTTGGATGCAATGGCATCCCTAAAACTCATTCCTCCGCTTATTTCCTCATCGCATCTATCACAGATGCAGAAATAGGCATACATGGTTCTTCTTTCAATGCTCATTTGTTCCTCCTATCGGATAGTCGTACTTGTAACCCTTAATCACATATCCACACTCGTCCCGGGCAACATGAATCAATTCACGGAGTGTAGATTCGTCCTGCTGTGTGAGTTTAATCCATCGTGTCACATCTTCGATAAACCTGTTTTTTCGTACTTCTCCAAAACCGAATTTATCATGCAGCACAATAATCGGGATAGACAGCAAACTGGCGAATGCTTCATCCACTGCTTTTTCCCTGATTTCTACCCGCTCTTTTGCCATTTCTTCCTCGACATTTCTTTGAACCAAGGCAATAAGCTGTTCTTCTGTCATCACATAGGTTTTTACTTTTTCCTTGTTTCCGGATTTCCGGCGTTCTGCTCTGCCCATATCAATGCCCCATAGATTTCAAATCGTTCATGGAGAAACTTTCTCTCTGCCAGCCAAAGTCAAATGTAGCGAAACGACCTTTGGGATGTACGAAAATACAGACACCATTTTCGTATCGTGTGATCATCCTCCTTGTTCCGTCATTTACCGATTCGGTTGCAACAGGCAGCCGAAGTACATCACCGACTTTCACCATTTTTCTTACCTCCCGGTGCGTCCTGTATATTTACACACAATACAGGCGGCTCTCCGCTCTGCAAAAACGGTTTCTGACTATCAACAATCCATGATAACTCATCCCTGTTTTGGTTATCCAGCCACAGCTGGTGTCGTATAACCTGATAAATATCCTGTGCAACCAGGTTATCATCTGCCTGTTTGTTCAACCCATACGGCCACAGGATACGACCGGCGGCTTCCAGCACAACACGAACATCGTCCCGCTTGCTGATGTAATCATCGAAAATCTTATCGTGCTTCGGATTGTCCCTCGAGAAGTCAACACCGATAGAAGCGATTCTGTCAGCAAGGTTTCCCCACTGGTTCAGTCCAACCCTGAAGTATTCCTCCAAAGCGGTATTTATCATACGGAGCTGCTTTTCTGTTACGGTCAGTTGATACATGTTAGATTCTCCTTTTACTTAATTTTACACATTTTTCACTTGACATTATACACAACATTGTGTATAATAGTAAATGAAAGGGGGAGCAAGATGCATCCTAGAAAACAGGCAATCAAGGATTTGGAGGAACTTGGGTATGTTTTCAAGCGTCACGGTGCAAATCATGACCTGTATGTACATCCCGAAACAAAGTATTCCATACCTGTAAAACGGCACGACTTCAACGAGAACGACCTCCGTTACATCCGTAAGGAAGCAAAGCAGGGCCGGTGAGAAATCGCTGGGCTCTGCCCGCTCCCCCTTTCAAACCTTAAAGGAGTGATTGAAATGAAATACATTTACACTGCTACCATTCACGAGGAGGACGGTACATTTTATTGCCGTGTCCCCGATATTCCGGGCTGTATTACCACCGGAAAAGATTTGCCCGATGCAATCGAGCAGATTACCGATGCGCTTTCGCTTATGCTTACTTGCCGGGAAGATGATGACGAACCCGTGATTGCTGCCTCCAAACAAGATGCCGTTCCCCATGAGCCCAGTGACATTTGTACTCTGATTCAGGTAGATACGATTGCTTACCGTGCCTTAACTGACACCAGAGCCGTCCGAAAGAATGTTTCCATTCCTGCATGGATGGCAAACAGAGCGGATAAATTGGGAATCAACTGCTCCAAGGTTTTGCAGGAAGCACTTATCCGGCAGTTTGCGTGAATATTCTCTGTTTTGCACCCCGGGGAACCGGGGTGTATCTTTTTTATTGCACCCATACTTCATCCGGCATATTGTCAATCAGTTTACCGAACTCTACTTCATCATGCCAGTCGTGATATGGATCTGCGACTTTCTCATACTGTTCTTCGATTCGCTTAACGGTTGATAGGAATCCTGTGTTTTGCCCATTCAGAATGTCGATGTAGGATTTCAGACCATCGAACCGTGCTTTCAGGGCAATGTAATTGATTGCCACACGGAAGCAAACGGAGTAGGCATCTATGATTTCATCCTTGGTGTGTGCTTTCAGACGCTTGCGGCACTCGTCAGAGGCGTATTTTTCCTCCCAGTCAGCGATACCGTAGTAGTCTCCCTCATAGGAATCAAAGCCCATCATGCCGCCCATGCTCCCTTTTGCGATAGCACCGAAGAAATCATCGAAGAACGCTGGTACCCATTCATTCTCCATATCCTCACGCATTTTCTCACAGTCCGCTTCAAGTGTGGAGAATGCCATGCGAAGTTCGTAGCTTTCTTCCTCATCACCGATAAGCTCATCAAGCATAGTTTCGTCCGCTTGGGCGCACCACCAGCGGACATTTCCGGCGGCATCCTGCATATCCCACAGTGTTTGCTGAATGGACTCAACATTCAGTTCCACCGATGCCGCCTTTTTATACCGCATACCTCTGGCTTTCTCCTGGCGAAGTCGGTCTCTGCAATCTGATTTTACGCTCATTCTGTAGCCTCCTTCAGCAAGTGTTCCCATGTCCTGCGAACTGGCGTATCTGAAATCCAAGAAAACCTCCTGTCATAGTCATCGGACATCTCCTTTGCCAGCAATGCAGCCTCCTGAGCTGTCAGAAACACTTGTGTACCAATGTCAGAAACTTTTCTGTACCAAAGATGCACTTTCCCGTCTGCATCCAATCCCTTGATGCGTATATCCTTGTAGCTAAGTGTTATGATGTCTTTAACAGTTCCGCTGTAAACGCAGTATTCCTTTAGCGGGCCAGCTTTCCCATCAACATAATAAAGGTGTTCCGCCACCAGATACAATGTGTCTCCAATCTTCGGAATCTTCTGTTCATTCTTCTTCATTATCATACTCAGCTTCTTGCTTCATCATTTTGTAGAAATACTCGTTGTAGGCATCGTACCGTTCTTGGATATCGGTAGATGCGAGTCGAGGTTCGAGCCGAACCATGTTCTTGAAGAACTCGCATTTCTTTTTCGGATTCTGCAACTGCTCCGGGCAGCCGCACCGATAAATGCAGTTCGGGATAAGTACATCGGCAATCTCAGGTTGACTGTCATGCAAAGCCAGTTTGAAGTCTTCTGCGTACTCCCGTGTTTCAGCGGAAGCACAGAAGCAAAGGCGTTTACGGAATGTATCAATCAGGTTCTGCACATTAGCTTCGCCTCGGAAGTCCTGCGGTTCGTCCTGTGGCAGTTTATCTCTTGGAATACCAGTGCGGTCTGAACGCTGGGTACGCACGAACTTTTCCCATTTGTGCCGCACCCAATGTACGGTTACCCAGTGCTTGACAGACATCCAGTCCCACTTGAAAGAAATGTCCCGAATAGGTGAATGCTCTGAAATCAGGATTTTCTTTTTCCACGCAACAGACGGCTCTTTGTCTGTCGCAGGCTTGCCAACAGTAAACAGGCAATCGTTCAGGACTTCGTTCCAGTCGCCCTTTACCTTGAAAATATTAGTCTTCATCTTCCATATCTCCATTCTCGATTATTTCTCTCATGTAGTTGCCATTGGCCTTGATCTCCATCCACACGCCCTCGGAGTGGAGAGAGCCAGACAGCGCATACAGATCCTCCACATAGCACCAACTCTGCGGAGGTCTGGAAAGAGCCAGCTTGACGCAGTTCGCTCCATCGAAATCAATTCGACACGCTGTAGTTCCTTCGGAGTAGTCGAAATACTGATGTTCGCAGAACTTCCATCCGACACAGTGGACTTCATCCGACCATCTGCGGTACTCTTGCAGTTCTTTTGCCTCCTCGTAGATTTTCAGTCCAGAAATGCGCCATGCGTAAAGCCGATCGTGCTTTTCTCCATAGGAATTAAGATAGTCTTTCGGAATGCACGATTTTTTGACATCGTTGATTTCAGATGCAATGTCATCGTTCCCAAACACATTGAGTGAAAGATAGCAGTAGTCGAAGTTTTCTGGAATGCCTCGCTTTTGGATTACATCTATACGATCACAAATGAATTCTCCGATGACCTTCCCATTCATAATTTCAAATATGCGTTCTGCTTCCGATCTGCTCCGTCCTGTTATATACGTGCATTCTGAAACAAAATCACCTTTGAAAACATCTGCGATTGCAATAAGCGGTCGACTGTTTGCACAGTAGATATAGCACTTGAACGGCGGCTCTATGTTCGGTTTTGTCTTCCGAATCTCAACCGTCTTTTCACTGTTGACGATTTTCTGGCACCATTCCGGCTTGATGCTGATCATCACAGCCTTCACTCAGAATCACCACCGTTCTCTGTGTCCAGATAGATTCTGGATCCCGTGGCTCCACGCTGTCCCTGATACTTGCCGTTATAAGGGTATCGTGCTTCTTTTCCCATCTTGGCGAAAACAAGCTGTCCTACACGGCTTCCGGCTGTCAATTCGATTGCAAATCGACTGGCGTTGAACATCTCCAAAGTGATTTCTCCCTCAAAACCGGGGTCAACCCATCCTGCGTTTTGGATAAACAAGCCGAGCCGACCAATAGAGCTTCTACCCTCCACAAAAGCGGTAAGATAGTTCGGGAGTTTTATGTACTCCATCGTGGTTGCCAGTACAAACTGACCGGGAAGCAGAACATAACGATCGGCAGTAATCGTTCGGTATTTTATCTTCGTGTCCAGAGATACCACGCCATCCGGCATTTCATCAGCAACGCAGAATGTGTTACCGATACGAATATCGAAGCTCGCCGGCTGGATCTGTGCGACATCTGGCATAAGATGTCGTCCATCATCTATAACCAATTCTTTTTTCAGCAGCAATGTTTGAATTTCTATATCTGATAAAATCATGCTTTTCCTTTCCTAAACAGGGGCACAGCCTGTACCCCTGTTATCTCCGAAATCAGTTGTCGTTGAACATACCCAGCTTTTCTCCAAGCTGAACAGCCGCCAGAATGATGCAAGCAAGGTCTTTACCACTGCACCCAACCAATTCAGCGGTTATCTCTGCACTTTCATCATCATAAGATTCAGGAACATTCCAGCAGATTCCTTTGTCCAGTTCCTTTGTGTGACCATCCGCATAGGTGATGGTAATTTTTACAGCGTCATTATTTGCCATAGTATTTACTCCTTTTCGTTATCAGTATCTCGGAAGGCCGCCCTGAACCATGGCAATCTTCTTGCGTACTTCCTCATAAGTTTCATCCGCTTTCAAAATTGAATCGTAATCACCAAAAATCAATTCCGTATTATATTCGGACTCATCGGAAAGCATTTTTACTTGGGACACAAAATCAATGTTGATCAATGTTTGATTTCCGTCATGGTGAAATTCAATGAATTTCTTTCACCTTTCATCAAAGCAGTTAAAGCAATCGTCATATACCTCATCTTCAAATGACCAGCCATTATATTTACAGTCTCCGTCAAATGATGTACCTTTCGGAATCTTGTAGCAGTCGCCTTTTTTGAGTTTTTCGTTCTGATTCTCCCATTCATGCCAATGCTTACACTGACCGCATGGTCTATATTCACTCACTTCCACTCCTCCTTCCACCAGTCCTGAATGGTAATCGGGTTCGCTGGAGTGCGTCCGTTTTCCTGACACCATTTGAGAAATCTCTCACGAACGAGTGCCTTTACATCGGCTGTTCCAACCTTGTTTGCGGTGTCAAACATTTCCTTATTTGTCATTTGATTTAGTCCTCCTCATCGTGAATTTTGATATTCAATCTTCTGCCAAGCCAGTCAAGTCCTTTTCTGGTAAGCCAGAAATTAGTAAGACCTTCTCTGGAAATCCTGTCATGCGAAGCCAAGCCGTTATCGCACAAAAGGTTCCAAAGCTTATCGTTGGCATCGGTGCAAAAGTAGTTTCGGTACGGCCTGTAGTACAACCGGCCGTTTCGGGAATAAGGCTTATGACGGGGATTATCCATGCCAATGCAATGGGTAATAATCTGTCGCTCTGTGCAGATAGATACGATTCGTTCATCCATTTCTTTTCGGATGTGATCCACGCTCGGCAAATCCAATACATCCTCCCAGCGTTCCATTTTGAACGCATCGGGGCCATTGATGATCAGACATTCCTTCGCCTTGTACTCCCGGCTTTTGAGGAAGAAGGGCTCATCTGTGAGCCAGTAATCAACAAACGGTCCATAACCATTGTGGCCCTCATAGACTTTGCAAATGGTGAATGCTTCCGACCAACCGGAGGGAATGTGGTGTGTAGAAGCGAGCATATAATCATGAGGGAGCGAACCGCTGTAAATCCGATTACAGTCCTTTCGGCTATTCCCACGGTTCCAAATGAACCGATCTCCAACTTTGATTTCAGCTCTTCTGTTGTAGGCTTCCAATTGCAGTCTCTGGCGTTCTTTTTCTTCAGGGCTCATAAGTCCTCCTTTACCGAAATGTTCTTCGGCTCTTTATATCCCGGAACTCAATCCGATTGATGATCTCAAATCCGGCAAGCCGGGCAATGTACTTGATGCATCCCACAAGGTCTGCTACACGCTGCTCGTCCTTGGATATGGATTTTTCCACGGCGTAGGCCGTTGGATCAGGGCAACCGGATTTGTTTTCCCAAGGTTTTGGTGACATTGTTTTCTCCTTTCGATTGACCGCACCGCTCCGGATTGTTCAGGCACCGATTGACACATCGCCGGGTGCAGCTGCTACAGCAGTAGTTACCGTGCCTGCGGTCGCAATTAAAGATCTTGCACATCAGATCAGCCATTCTTCTCAGCCGCCATTCTGACAGGGAGAATCAGGGATTTCAGATAACCGTCATCCATGATCAGCGGTTCGGTGTGCCGGGTGCCAAAGAAGCAATCAATCACCGAGCAGTCGTAGCTTTTCAGTGCATCGAGGAAGTAGGCCGAATTGAACATTATCGTAATATCCTGCCCAAAGGCATCTTTCACTTCCAGGTTTTCCACATATTCCGCTGCGGCGCCGCTGGTTCTGAGCTGCAGATTGGTTTCCGAACCTTCCATTTCCACCTTGCCCTTGTGGGCATCATCGGAGCAGATCATAATTCGCCGCATGGCCTCAAAAAGCTGGCCCCGGTCAATACCAACGGATTTTTCACGCTTGGGGTAGATTGCCTTGTAGCTGAGGAAATCACCGCTCAGCAGCCTGGAATAGATTTTGCAGTCACCGATGGTAAAAACTGCTTTGTCCTTCTGCATCTGGATATTGATTCGGCCATCCTCTTTGATGGACAGGAGCATCTTCACGGTGGGTTTGGGAAGAATCATCTTGAATTCCTCGGTGTAGGCCGTGTGTGCCCACGCACATCTGAAACCGTCACAGGCGACCGCATTCAGATCCGTGCCGTCACCATCCAGAAGAACGCCGGTGTGAACAGGTCTGGCTTCACTCGTAGAAGTGGCATAGGCCACGCTGTTCAGCATGTCGCAGAGGTCTCCGAAGTCCATCGTGGTTTCCGTGGCTTCCTCCAAGTTGAAGGTCTCCGGGAAGTCGTCATGGGCAAAGGTGTTCATCTTGGTTCTGATCTTGCCGGCCTTGATTACCAGCATATCGGGACCTTGGGGGGCGATCTCCACCAGACCGTCAGGCAGGCTCTTCGCCATGGCAATAGCACGCTTCGGAATGATGAAGCACTCGTCTCCTGCCTCCGGCACCGTGATAGAAATTGCGATCTGCAGGTCATTGGTGCACATCCGGCCGTTCTTCACCAAAATGCCCTCCATGCAGGAGATTGTCGGCTTCGAGGGAATTACCCTTTCGAGCATCCCGATTTTCTTAATCAGCTCAGATTTTTCGATTTTCATGTTGTCCTCCTATAAGATTTGAAGAATTCCTCTTTTGAAAGGGATCTCGAATGGCTCAAGATCATCCTGATTCATGTATTTATGCCCGAACCGCTGCTTCATGGTCTCCCATACCTCCCAAGGAACCCGGTAAAAGGTTGTCAGGTTCATGGATACTATGACGAAAACCTCCGCGCCAAGGGCACTGTGCGACCGCATGGAGGCGGTCTGGGCTTCGTTTACCTCATCCTGGGTAATCCTGTCTGTCGTTGTTACTTTGGCTTCAAAGATAACCGCCCGGCCTCCCGGAAGGGTGCCCTTGAAATCCGGCTGTGCTTTCTTTGCAAAGACACCCTCAAATCCCATCGTTCCGGATGAAAGCCGCTTCATGCCGGAAAGCACTTTGAACGGCTCCGGGGTTTTATCGATGTCGGCAATCTTCTTCTCCCGGTAGTAGTCGCAGGCATCCAGTATGTACCGTTCCAGCAGTTCGCCGTTTTTCCTGTTCACCCGGCCTTGCCATTGGTGCTCTGCTGACTTCTTTTTTTCTCCGGGGTTGAAGTCCTCCCAACCCTTATACCCCAATGTCGTACCCCGCTTCTACCGCCACCATCTTCATAACGCAGATAGTGGACGGCCCCATGCGGCGGCCTTTGTCTGCACACAGGTCAATAAAGGATTTGATGATTTCCGAGGGACTGGGTGCCGCGGGTACCGGCTCCGGCTCAGGAGTGGGAGCGTGCAGGAGATCCCAGATCTGCTTATCGGTCATCTTCCGAACCTTCACAGCGTAGTCATGCTGGGCTCTTTCTTCGGTGGTCATCTTGAAATTTTTCTTAGCCATTCTCGTTCTCCTCGTTATTTTTCTGCCCGGGGCGGTATATTCGATGAACGCCACATAAGCGGCGTTTGTCTTGGCGGAGGCTTTCTCCTTTCCTATGCGGACGGTGTATCCGGCTTTAATCAGAAGCCGAGCCAAGTCCAGCCTGTCTGCCTCAGTCAATGCACCGAACTTTTGTGCCTGAATCCTCATGCTGTTTTCCTCGCTTTCTTACGCTGTGTGTACTGAGCAAATGCTTCTGCAAACTTCCTGACTTCACTTGGAGCAGAGCAGTCACCGAAACCGTAAAGCTGAATGATTCGCCCGAAGTTCAAGTCCAGCTCCATTGTGAAGAAAGGCTTTTCCGGCTCAGACTGTTTTCTGACGAAGAATATCATCAGATTGCCTTCCATGTGCTTCTTGGCATAACTGTCGCCTCCGACACAGTGGTTAAGGCTCTGTCCCTCCACAATCAGATCCGTTCTCTGCATTGGCAATACAATCTGATATTCTCCTTGGCTGAAGGCTGTAATTCCACGGGCTTCGTAGTTCCGAACAGCGCAATCGTGGAATGTGGCATTCAATCTGGCTGCCTTTTCCAATTTGATTTCATTTTTAGCGGCATTGTATCTCGCTGTCATGGTTTTATGAGCATCTACGATGTCGCTGGGGAATAGAACCGATTTGTGGCTCATGTCAACATGAAGGTCATTCGACATATTCAGGTAGTCACGGTGGCATATTGCCAAATGGCTGACCTTTTCTTTCGGATGAATCCTGCGCTGCTTTTCAATGTAGGAAAGCACTTTGGTAATTCCGAACAGGCTAAACAGGTCATCAAACGCAGGAGAGTTTCCAGCTTTGAAGTCTCTGTACTGCTGAAGGATTTCCGGTGTAATCCATTGCGGAGAATTTTTCAGAATCAGATACTCTCTGAAATCAACACTCATGTCCCGGCACATGGGAAGATACTGCTTTGTGATTCCTACTTGCTTCTGGAAAACACCCTGTCCGTTTGGATAATCTCTGATGCAGGAAGCGGATGTAGCCAGCATAGGCAATCCTAATTTGAAAAGATATTCTGCTTTCGGTGTGTTCCTGAGCTCGTCAAGGAGTTTTGAAAACGAGAACTTGATGTGTTTTCCTTGCAGACCTGCTTTCAGATCCACATTGTAGTAATTTGTTCCGAAAACCTTATCCAGGTTGTCTGTGTATATGAATGCTCTTGAATCACAGGTGGAATCAATTGGAAGTCTGTGCCATTCTGCATCATAGGCGTATGGTGCTTTGAACCATTTGTAGGTATAAATCTTCGGTGTTCCGTTGACCACCAGATACAGGCTGTAGGCGAAGTCATCAAAGCGAATCTTCTCTTTCAGCTCCGGCCACTCAAAGCACCGTGATACTGTTACCCAGCGCAGAATCAGCTGATTATCAACCTTATCGGCAATGCAAATATCTGCTATATCAGAAACATCGCCTTTCATCCATGCACCACGGTAAACTGCATTTGTACCACATACCGGGCAGATTGTTTTGTTTCCAGAAACAGCACCGTTTTCAACATCAAACTCAACTCCGCAATGGCTGCACCGACCTCTTCTTTGGTTGCGCTTCGCCTTTTTCGCCAAGAAAATGTAGTCATGCGGAAAGATATTTTCCCGGCTGTATTCCCGCAGATTTGCCGGATAATCCGGGAACATGGCTATGTGCTTTTTCATAAGTGTGTGGAGACTGGTCCATGCTTGAAACCGCTTATCTGCGTTTTGTTCGCCAATGTAAGATAGAATGATATCGGATGCATGATTTCTGTATGTCGTCTTCGTTTCCGGTATAAAGGCATCTACAATCCTATCGGTTTCCTCAGTCGATGCTGTTGACGGACGGTAGTAATATGTACCGCCTATTGGATAGGCTCTGCTCCAACATTGGGAAGCTGCAAAGAATACAGTGTAGTTCTTTCTGTCGTAGAAAAACCTTGCGTGAATCTGTTTCTTCTCGAAAAAGTCAGCAACGAGAACTTCTCCCGACCTCGGAAGGTTGGCAACCTGAGCAGTTACGGCAAAGTCTGTACCGCTTTTGCACCTTGGACAATCACCGATTGGCACAGACAATAATTCTTTTTTAACCAGCATAACCAGCACCTCAGAACAACGAAAGCTGAATCAGGCTGTCTGCAGGCTCGTCCTTTTTGGACTTCGGCTTCTTCTCATTAGCCGGAGCGGCGGCTTTCTCAGGCGTTTCTTTCTTAGGTGCTGGGATAGGCTTTTTCTCATTTTTGGGTTTCTTTGGCTTCTTCTCGGCCTGTTCGGCTTCCTCTGCTTCATCGGAATCGTCCTCAGTATCGACTTCTGGTTTCTTGGATACTTTCGGCTCTTTCCGAGGCTTTGGACGCTCCATTTCTGCTTCGGTGGGAGCATCACCGAGAAGCTGGATGTTCATCTTGAACTCAATTTCAGAGTTCGGGAAGTAGAATTTGACGGCACCACGGTACACATCAATGTCGGAAATGGACTTACCGCAGTCCTTCATAATCTTCTCGCAGCAGTCGGACAGGGTTGCCGGCGTGAGATAGACCACTTCTGCAAACTGCTCGTTTTGCTCGCAGAAGTTTGTGAGCGTGGATGCAACGAAGGTCTTAACCGCATTGCCGTATTGATTCCCTTGGAAGGACTTCAATTCGCTGGCTATTTTTTCGGCGGCCAGAGCGCTATATTTTCTGGGTGTTACGATTTCCATAAGTTCCTCCTAAAACAGCATGAGCTGTCCGTTTTCATTCGCCAGCAGCTCAATTTCTTCGTCTTTGCTGGGAATATCTTCAACTGTACTTTCAATCTTTTCCGGCTCCTGTGTAGGCTTCGCAGGAGAGGCGGTGTGGAATAGCATATCCATTTGTGCCCACACCCGGCGGTAATGCCATATTTGGTGGAAGTACATCGGTGTGTACCATAGTTTTTTTGAAGGCTTCGGAATCAGAGCCCTGCCATCCAGAGATACGCATGGGTCTGTAATGGTGTTTCCGACATACACATAACCGGGGCAACCAAGAATGGAAAGCTGTATGTAGCACATGCAGGCTGTTGTGAAATCCAGTTCCTGAGCAGTGAATAAGACGCTCATCTGGTAGTTGATGTTTTTTCGCTTACATGTGTTTGCAAACGCAATCAGCAGAGCTCCGGCACCGACAGCCGAGTCATTGACGGCTATCCATCCTTTGTCAGCAAGCAAGGCATCAGCATTGCCTATGTTGATTTCAGCCATGCAGCGGCATACATCGTATGGTGTGAAGAACTGCCCGTTTCTGTCGTTTCCGAGTTCCAGACCCATATACAGCTCGCCGAGCAAGTCCTGATCTGGATCTCGTTCGTAAGCATCCACAAGTCTGGCATAGATGGTTGCGAAGGAATCCAGTTCTTTCTCCGTGTATGCGGAGGAAATAGTTTTGAACATTTCCTCACGCTCCTGCCGATGCTCCACATCCACGGCATTGGATATGGAGCAAGCCAGCATCACAACGAAATCGCCCCAGAGTTTCCAAAGTGAATGTCTGCCCTGTAGGTTGTTGAACAGCTTAATGATTTCCTTCTGCTGCTCATTCTTTGCTACTCTGGTAATGTGTGCCATTATTCGTAGTCCTCCTTCCGGCTGGAATAGTAGACCTGAGCAGCTTCCTTGGTGGTTATGCCCTTGTCATGCATATCGTCCAGGATGGCCTCAATGTAATTCCACTGCCCGCGGTGTCCTGCCTCAGCCGCTTTGTAGAACGCACAGGTAACAATGTAGATGCGGTCATTTGTGATTTGGTAGTCAGGCCATGATACATACCCGTATACCTTTGCTTCGTCCATTGGTGTTGGAACAGTACCGACGGCTTTCTTGAAAAGCCTGGCTGTGATTTCCGAAACCTTTTTTCTGGTTTTGGAATCACACTGCTTGCTGTATAGCTCACAGGCTTCAACAACCAAACCATTGTTAAGTGCAAATTTGTCAATAACGGCTGCGGAGTCATCATCATTAGAATCATCATTAAAAGAATTTGATTCTAATATCTGGTCTCTGGTATCTAAACTCTTATCTCTATTCTCTAATCTCTCTTCTCTATTCTCTATGTGGACATTTGAGTGGACATCAGTGTGGACATTGCCCATAGAATTGTCCCCGGCAGTAAGTTGATGGTTCTGTGATTTTTTTCGTTGGATGCTCTTTTGACTGGCATAATCTGTTTCAGAACCGACCAAGTCTTTATGGTTTGCAATAACCAGAACGCCGTTTACATCCTCATAAATCAGACCGAACTGTTTATAGAGATTCAGCGCCACTCGGATGGTGTCAGATGAAAACCACTTTGTATCCCGGCGTATCTTCTCTACATCGTAGGGAATAACGATTGCACCAATCTGCCGTTCAAAGCGTCCTTCGGTGTTGATTGTTTTAAGACAAAGCATCTGATACAGGACAACATAGTTGGCACCATCCGGCAGCCCCATGAAATAATCAATCGTGTCGCTGGTCATGAAGCTTTCTTTCAGCTTCATCCAGTAATACCGCTTTCCCGTTGCCATGGTTTGCCTCCTTTGCAATGCCCTGTTCTCTGGAATACGCCTTAATGAGGCAGTCGGGAACACGGCCTTCATTCATAAGTACCAACATGGTATCGAGATGAGCCTGCGCACGGATAAGGTCACGGTACTCATCAGCGCAGATGGTTACCGCATCATGCCGGACACCGGGATAAGTTTCATTGAGCATATTTTTGTAGTCTCCATTTCTTGTTCTCTGCATCGCAGAGCATCACAGTCTTTTTGCATTCTTCTACATCGAACAGACCGATGTGAGTTTTATCGATTGGCAACCCGAGCTGAACAGCAAGCCAGTCATAGGCAACATTGCGGAACCCTCGGAACCGTCCATGCCGCCACAGCGGGTCGAACGAGTTGTGTGCCATGATTTTCCAGCGGCGAAGTTCCGGGTTGGCAAGCCGTCCGAGGGGTCTCTTTGTGCCTTTGTGGCATCCGACATAGGCATTGCAATCCCGGCATAGGTAAACGCTGTGTCCGTATGACCTTCCGTATACCTCTCTGCTGTCAACCAGCTCAGCAGGTTTCCCGCAGTAGTCACAGATTACTTTTGTCATTGATTCCATTCCTCCGTTTGTTCATCCGGCTTGTCCTCATGGCAATGCAGGTAGACATACTCGCTGCGTGGCCCTATGTTCTTGTAGAGCCAATCATCACATTTGGCTTTGCTCAGATGATTCCTTAGTACCCGGCGTTCATAGATGAACTCTCCGGCGGCTTTTTTCTCGCTGATTTTCTGCTGAATAACATCGTCCTCATAATTGGCTTCCACCAGATATAGGTCATAACCTTTGGCAGCGATACCATTCAGGCTGTTGGTGTCGGTTGCGTAGAAAACCTTTCCGGCTGGAAAATGCATTTTGAAACCGAAGCATGGAACATCATGCACCATCTGACAAGGGATTAGATTTAACAGGCCGTAGCCGTACATTTTGCCGTGTTCCACTATGTCTATATTGGAGACCGGGACACCGGATTTTGCCAAATCTGGGGCAAGCCAGCGTCCGCAGGCAAACCTTACCATTGGTCTTTCGGAATGAATCTTTCTGATGGTTGTTGTTCGGAAATGGTCAGAGTGGATATGCGTAAGCAGGACGAGCTTAATTTTGGCTATGTACGGCTGAATCAGCTTATAGGGTACGCCGCAATCCACAAGGACTATGTCGTTGACGATTACGGCGTTTCCCTTAGAGCCAGTTGATAGGATGTTGTAATGAACCATTACAGCTCATTCAGATCCACAGTGGGGACAACATCTGTTGCTTCCGGGGTGGTCAGCATCAGGTTTTCCTCGGGGGTGGTCAGAATATCAGAGGAATCCATGGAAATCTCATTCATAGAGCCGTCCTTTTCCATGACAGTCTGCATTTCGGTGGACATAACGCCCCATTTGGAAATAAGCTGGCGAAGCAAGGTCTTTTTTGCCATGCCGTCAAAATCCTTGTACCAGAAGGAAGAATACTTCCACATATCGGATTCTGGGATTTCGCCGTTCTGGAGCTTCTGGTAAGCAGATGCGGAGAACGCCGGGGAAAACTGGTCTGCGTGACGGAGCATCTTTGCTTTGGTCCAATACATAATCTTGGTGAAGCCGTTCAAATACTCAAAGAACGCCATATAACCGATGACATCTGCGGACTCACGCTCGTCCTCATCTTCGATAAACTCAAATTTCGGTCTGCCTGTGAGCTTATCTCTCCCCATGAACTCGCCCTCTTTGATTTCCATCACATCGAGGTCTTTATACTGACCACTCCGGAGGGCAAGCTGGATGTAACCCTTATAACCGAGGACAAAGGTTGCTTTGTAGGTTTCGGGTGTAATGATTTCGCCTGTGCGGCGGTCACGCTTCTCTTTCTGCTTAAAAGGAACCAGATAATACTGGCCAAGCTGTGGAGAGGGAGACAGATTCAGGGATTCACCAAGCAAGGCTCCGGCAAGGATGGTACCGGCTTCGCACTTCTGTAATTCAGGATTGACAGACACAGCGGCCGTGATGCTGGCAACGAACCGCTTCTGTCGGTTCGGATCACGAAGGGTATTGGCGATTAACGCCTGATAGGTCTTCGTGTTGATAGCCACGGAAAACCGAGGCTGCTGTTTTTGGGTGGTAAGATTAGTTGAGTTGCTCATATTCATAACCTCCATCAGTCAAGAATTTCTTCATAGCTTTCAGTTGCTCAATGGTCCCGGTAACCTTAAAGGCAACAGAGAACCGGGGAACAGATTCCGCCACAGGCTCGCTGGTGGCTTCCACAGTAGTGTTTTCTTCTTCGACAGGCTCTGTGACAGGGGAACAGAATTCATCAGCAGGAGCATCCATTGTTTCAGGCATGGAAAGCTGTTCTTCTTCCGCAATGACCTGTAAAATCTCTGCGTCACGCTCCTGTGCTTTCCGCATGGCTTCCTGCTCTTCCTCCCGGCGGCGGCGTTCCTCTTCAATCTGAGCATGCCGATTGTAAACAGTTTCAACGGCACAAGCGGCATTCCGGCACCGACGGTACTCAATGATGATTTCGTCCTGATGTTCATACCGGGCAATCAGACTGAGGTCATCACGAAGTTTATCGATGTAGGTTTTCGCCTGAGATTTCAGTGCTTTCTCGGTAGCGGAGAGTGTTACGCTAATTCCAGACTGGCTGAAATCAGCCAAATCAACAGGAAGATTCAGACTGTCACGGTACTCATCGAAATACTTCTTGACGGCATCTGCCTTTGCTTTGCGAAGTCCGCTTTCCACGACACTGATTTTTTCGGACAGCTTCTTGTCTGCATCCGTAAATAGGTCGCCGGCAAACGCTTTGTAGACCCGTTCAAATTCCAGATAGGGTGCCTGAACCTTGGCCTTTACCTCTTTCCGTCTGGCTTCCAGCTCTTTGTACTGGGCGTTCAGCTCGGCTCTGGCTTTCTTAACCTCTTTGTAGGTGTCCTCGGTGCATTCCATAGCAAGGACTTCATTCACTCTTGCCTGAATGGTCTTCTGGACTGTTCGCAGCTGCTCTTCGATAATGGGAAGCTGCTTTACAACAATGATTTCGTTTTCCATGAATTACTCCTTTTCTTTGAGAAATAATGTGTTCTTGAACCAGGAAACAAGATTCGGAATATATTCATCTTCCAAACCGACAATATCTGGTTCGCCGTCGATTTCTCCAATTCTCATAATTACGATATTTCCGACAATTGCGTCTCCGTGCTTGTAAGTACGGTACAAACAGCACCCAGCCGGATTCAAAGGAAGTCCTAACAGCTTTCCTTCATCATAGATAAGCATAACCAGATCTGATGCCGGGGGAATATTGCAGATGCACTCGATATAACCTCCAACAACTTCACCAGCCGTCTTATACAACGGCTTACCGAAATCCTGAACACTGATTTCATTCTCTGTGGTAATTACAATTCCTTTCATACGACCTCCTGCAATGCGTAAGCAGATTGATAGACAATTCCAATCAAGTCCGCAAGTTCCTTTGTTGAAAAGTTGGATTCGATATTTGCTTTGAGACATTTCTCACAGAAAATATCTCCGTCCCAGATGAATACATCCTCATCACCTGAGAGTTTGGTACCGCAGTCAGTACAGGTAACATAATGCTCTTGAACCGGATGTGGATAACCTGTAGCCAGAGCCATCGCAATAGCCGGGTGGTCAGGAATCGAACACGAACTCATTTTCTTCACTTCCTTTCTGGGTGGTTGCAAACCATTCTTCAATGGTCATGCTATCGGTACCACCGGTAGGCTGTCCGGTGGATAACCTTCGTTTCCTTTGATGAAGCCTGCCGAAGCAGACGGGACCAATGCCACGGGCGATTGACTCAGCATCCTTTAATGCTTTGTGGCAATAACGGCATCTTTTCATCAGAACAGCCGCATGATATTGGCGAAGATGAAAAGGAACAGAGTCAAGGATAGGGCAACAGCCAAATCGATATAATCGAAATGATGTGCCGTCCAAATTCCGCAGCCAATGATAAAGAAGATGATGAACTTGATAATGTAGACAACATCGATGGTAGATGTGCAGGTGATTGGTTCTGCATCGATGTACTCAACGAGTTCTCCTTCGACTTCCTCAATCTCTGCCTGATCGAAGTCAAACAGCTTAGCGTAGGACGGAGAGGGAGTAGAAGGGGGAATAGGCTTACCATGGTTGACCATGGCAAAAAGCTCTGCGTCCTCTGCACTCAAAAACGGCTGGGGGCGTTTCAGCTCTTCCAATTCTTCCCGAAGACGCTTGTTCTCTTCCTGTACTTTGCGGAACAGGTGTGCGGCCTGCCTGCACTGGGTGATTTCTTGCTGATTCATTTACTTTCTCCTTTTTCTGAAGGTATTTGTTATAGCCGGTCTTTCCGGCTTGACATTGTGAGTACCACGGGCAAGGTAGGCTTTAATGGCATCGTCTGTGATCCAGACCTTTCCATATCTCTTGCGCTGGATGTATTCCAGATTTCCGGCAACACGCTCATAATCAAGGGTGGACACGGATATTCCAAGGCGTTCAGCTGCCTGTTCTCTGGTTAGTAATTCCATTGGTTTCCTCCTCAGAAAGTAGGTAGTCAATTGTGCGGTCAAGTGCCGCAGCAATCTTCGATGCAGTGGATAGGCTCATGCCTTTTGTACCCCATTCGATTTGATTTACCATTGACTCCGAGATTCCAGCCATCTTGCCTAATTGTGCCTGAGTCAATTTCAACTCAAGTCTGCGCCGACGAATGTTTTCTCCTACCATTTGTTCCTCCTTTGTTGCTTTTTTGTGTATTGTGTGATATGCTTGTGGTAAACTTTACTATGGGTAAAGTATAATACTAAGTTCACTAAGTTTCAATATAAATCTCGTTAGGTTTACTAAGTTTGTAAGATTTGCTAATTTTGACAGGAGGCTTTTGTGTATGTTTTATGAAATATTCATTGGATTGTGTGCAGAGAAAAATATTTCACCAACGAAAGCTGCCACAGAAATAGGTTTGTCGAATGCAGCACCTACTGGATGGAAGCAAGGTGCTGTTCCAAGAGCTTCTGCTATGAAAAAAATTGCAGACTATTTTGATGTCACCGTAGAATATCTGAAAGGTGAAACAGACATAAAAAATCCCGTTAGTCAGAAGACCAGCGAGATGGAGAAAGAAGTAGTGCGGTTATTCAATAAAATTCCAGACGAATCAAAGACAGAAGCTATGAATTATCTTCGCTACTTAGTGAGTAAAAATGAGGGGATGTAAATATGGGGAAGTTTTCTAATAATACAAAATCAAATTCAATTGGAAAATACATTGATATTCAGGCAAAAAATGCTCCTTTTTACAAATCGGTTTTCTTTTGGTTATGCGTTGTTCTTGTCGGATTAGGAGTTTGGTTCCTTATCCCTGTAATTATTATTGCGTGGTTAATATATGAAAAGCTGTACTTCAATAGTCAGAAATTTCAGGAAATAAAGAATAGAATAGCTGACTATATACATGATTGTAATGAATTAAATAGGCATATTGAATACTTGAAGGAATTTAATATAGGTTCAAATAGATTGGATGCAGGAATTGCAAGTTACAGTGATTCCAGCAATTGGAAGTTCCAGAGAAAAGAGCTGGCAAAGCAAGAAGTTGCTCCTAATGTTTATAACTGTTCAAGAACGGTATGCGATGGAGCACGAAAAGAACCGTTTAGATACATTTGCAAGTATTTCAATATTTCAATAAGTGAAGATAGCCTTGAACAGTTTGAAAAAACGTTAAACAACTTCGAGGCAGCAGAAGATGGCATTGTTGCATTGCAAGCAGAAAAGAATGAAATAGTAAAGACTATTGCAGATCAAATTCCTTTTCTGATTAAGCGATTTAGTAAAAAAACGGAAAGAGAATTAGGCTTTGAATCAATCGATTTAAGCTCTCCGCACTATCCAAAATACGCATTTCAATATATTAGTTCCGGTGGAAACGCTTCTACCCGTTGCGATATTGTTCTTGACACGGATAATTTGAATAGATTTGTGGAGTATCTATCGCAAAGAATCAAGTTCAATAAAAGCGTTGCTGGTCAGAGAGCCTTAATGACAAGCAGACTGCGGCAATATATTAAAGAGCGTGACAATTACACATGCCAGTCCTGTGGACTATCAATATATCAAGAACCAAACCTTCTATTGGAGATAGACCATATTGTTCCAGTATCAAAAGGAGGGCTTACGGCAGAAGATAATCTTCAGACGCTATGCTGGCGTTGCAACAGAAGCAAGGGAGCAAAAATGTAGTAATGACCTACAGCACATTCGGATAAAAGAACTATCATTTTCGTTATCATGCGAATTTATAAGCAGTTGATAGGAGGTTATTGATATGGCACAATCCAGTATTCATATTCACATGGATTCAGAATTGAAGCGTCAGTTTGAAGAGTTTTGCTCTGACGTAGGACTGTCCGCTTCTGCTGCTTTCAGTGTGTTTGCCAAAAAGGTTGTACAGGAATACCGCATTCCGTTTGAAATTGGAATGGATGTCCCGAATGAAGAAACGAAAGCTGCAATTGAAGAAGTTCAGCGTATGAAAGCTGACCCATCCATCGGCAAGTGCTATCAAAGTGTAGATAGTATGATGGAGGACTTGCTGGCGTGAAGTATGCAATTCGTCCATCCAGCAGATTTCAAAAGGATTTGAAACGTATTCAAAAGCGAGGGTATAATCTGCAATTATTGTCGGATGTTTTGAAACTGCTCAGCGAAGGGGAGGCTCTTCCTGCAAAAAATCGTGACCATGCACTCACTGGCAATTATGCCGGATGCAGAGAGTGTCATATTGCACCAGATTGGCTATTGATTTATGAGATAGCAGATGAAGAACTATTTCTGTATCTCACAAGGACAGGAACGCACAGCGATTTATTCTAACCATTTTCGTGACCCCACGAAAATGATATACCCCCATTTACGGGTGGTGCCGAAAATGGGGGCGCTGGATTACTGCTCCTCAGTTTCATCATATGCCAGTTTCTTCAGATACTCAATGAACAGAAGCTGGTTTTCTTCGGAAAGACTATTGAACAGATCAATAAGCTCGTTTTCCATGGCATAACCTCCTATTACAAGAAATTACAATACTGTAACATGATTGTAATTATCGGGGCGTGATTTGGGAGATTATGATGGAATTGGTTATGTGAACCCAGAGAAAGGTGGTGTCACGGATGCCACGGCAAAAAAAGCCTAAGTATGAATACTATCCATCAAAAAATCTATATCGAAAGCGAATAAAGGATGCTGATGGAAAGTATGTAGCAATATACGCCGCTACTCCTGCACTCCTTGAGGAAAAAATACTCGAAGCACAGGAATTGATTTCTCAGGCTGCGTATCGAAGAGATAATCCACTTGTGCGTGACTATGCCGAGAAGTGGTTAACAATGCAATCCGCTCATGTTCGACAAACAACACTCGTTGACTACACATCTTGTGTGAAGATTTACATTGTCGGAACCATAGGAGATATGTACATGGCTGATGTAAGGCCAGACGATGTGAAGTTGGCGATAGTTGAGGCATCAAAAAAATCCAACAGTATCTATCGCAAAACACAGATGCTTTTCAAGTCAATTTTTCAATCTGCAGTCGAATCAGGAATCATAGATAAGAACCCATGTGAGAACCTGAACCCGAAGGGCGGTAAAGAGCCGAAAGGAAAGACGGCCTTAACCGATGAACAGATGAAGATTCTTCTGGAATCCATAAAAGGATTGCCAGTAGAGACATTCGTTATGCTTGGTCTGTATGCCGGACTTCGGCGTGAGGAATCCTTGGGGTTGAAATGGGAGAATGTTTTCCTTGATACGGATGCTCCCCATATATCAGTACAGACAGCCTGGCACACAGAACATAACCGTCCAGTAGTAACGAACAACCTAAAGACAAAGGCTGCCCGCAGGAACATACCAATCCCAAAGCCGCTGCTGGATCATCTTCTGGAAAAGAAAAAAACCGCTGCCTCTGAGTTTGTGATTGCCAATTCAGACGGCAATGCACTTTCGGAAACCCAGTGGCAGCGGATATGGAAATATGTTGTTACTCGCACGACTAAGGAAAGAACCTATACAAGATACAAGGATGGTAAGAAAGAGGTTCACACTGTTGCCCCGGTGCTGGGCGAGAAGGCAGCACATAACGGAAGTGTAGTATATACAATGGACTTCGTGCCGACACCGCATCAGCTCCGGCACACCTACATTACAAATCTTCTGCTTGCCGGCGTTGACGTGAAAACAGTCCAATATCTGGCAGGGCATGAACACGCAAAGATAACTTTGGACATATACGCACACCTTACTTATAATCGGCCGGAGGACTTAAAACAGAAGATAGATAGAGCTTTCGGTCAGTAGTCAGAATGAATAAAAACAACCGTTTGAGGTTACTTTTGAGGTTACTTGGGATTCTGTAACCTTTTTCTCTTAGAGAATCAAGGACTTTCAGCGTTGCACATACAGAAATACGGTTTGAAAGCCGCCCGTCGCGCACCTCAGTTCTCCAAGAGATAAAAGGTCGAGAAAAATACGAAATATCAGTAAAACACCCAAGAATTTGCTTAGATTCTTGGGTGTTTTCTTTTACACTTTTGTCCCAATCTCTCACAGCCTGTCAGCATAAATCCCAAACTATTGAGGTTACTTTGAGGTTACCTCCCTCGTTTCGGGTTACGTTTAAGGTTACCGTTAAGGATACTGATACTGGGTAAATGTGATAAGGATTTCAAGATATTTCCTATTCTGATAAATTATAACTGCAATCGTTATAATCTACCATTCTCCTGACTAACCGCCTTTAGGTTGTTAGAATATAGCGGAAGGAGCGTTGGTATGATTAAGATTTTACTGTCCAGGAAGCTGGGCGAGCTTCGCTGGACACAAGCAGACCTGTCAAGAGCCACTGGCATCAGAGCATCAACAATCAATGAAATGTACCACGAGTTGTGCGAGCGTGTGAACCTTGAACATCTCGATTTGATTTGCGATGCACTCGATTGCGACCTGGACGAAATCATTGTACGGGTTCCAAATAAAGTAGCCAAGTCTGACGAGCCTCGAAAACTGGTACATAAGTAAAGAAAGCACAGAGCGGAAATCCCCGTTCTGTGCTTCTTCTTATTCTCCATCGGATTCAAACACAACTCTCTCACCATTTGGAAGAACGAATGCTAATTTACACCCGCATAGATCCGCTATCTTAACCAGATCGTCTGCTGACCATCTCTCGTTTGAGAACTTGTTGCTAAGACTTTGCTTGCTGCTCATTTCAAGTAGCTCCATGAGGTCAGACTGCTTTTTACCACACAGGGACAGTACAGCCTTAACCTTTCGTGAAATGCTCATGTAATCACCTCACCACAAAGATACACGATAATGGTGTATCTGTCAATAAAATTTTTTATTGATACACGAAAATTTTCATGTTTACCATTGACAAGTACACGATTATAGTGTATTATATCAATGTAAGCAAGAGCTAACCGAAACGCAAAAAATCAGCGGCCCCCCGCACAGAGAACCGCTGACCACCCCAGAAAATGGTGAGCCGGGAGCCTAACCCCGACCACTTGATTCTAACACATTTTGAAATAGAAATCAAGGAGAGAACAACAATGAGCATGATTAAAAACCAGAACTTCGGAATTGAAATCGAACTGACCGGAATTACCAGAAAGGACGCCGCCAAGGTTATCGCCAATTACTTCGGAACTTCTTCTTCCTTCATCGGAACCTACTACCAGACCTACGGTGCAGAAGACAGAAAAGGTCGCACATGGAAGGCAATGAGTGACGGCAGCATCCGCACCCAGAAGAAGGTAGATGGTCGGACGGTATCCGCTGGTGCTGAGTATTCTTGCGAGGTGGTTTCCCCCATCCTCCAGTACGAAGATATTGAAGACCTCCAGAACATCGTAAGAGAGCTGGTCAAGGCCGGTGCCATGGCAAACAGCTCCTGTGGAATCCATGTTCATGTTGATGGTGCAAACCATAACCCCGAAAGCCTCACCCGGCTTCTGAACTTTGCAATCGGCAGACAGGATCTGTTTTACGAAGCCTTGCAGATTGGCAACCGTGCTGACCGCTGGTGCCACAAGATGTCCGCAGAACTGCTCAAGGCAATGAAATCCGAGGGAAAGGTGAGCAAGGAAGCCGCAGAGCGTATCTGGTATAGCTCCGCAAACGATGGTTACTGTGGCTCTATATGCCATGACCACTACAATGCAACAAGATATCATGGTATCAATCTACATGCTTTCTTCACCAAGGGAACGGTTGAGTTCCGGCTGTTCAACGGAACCACCCACGCAGGAAAGATTAAGGCATACATCCAGTTTTGCCTTGCAATGAGCGCATGGGCAATCGAGAGCAACGACAACCGCAAATACTTCAAGGATTGCTCCACTTACACCAGCGAACAGAAAGCCGCACTGATGAAGCGGGTGCTGGTTCACCGCCTCGGAATGAGTGGTCCAGAATTTAAGACCGCCCGCATCCACCTGACCAGTGCTTTTGCCGAACAGCAGGCCGTAGCTTAAATAGGAATCCCGCCCCGGAGGTTACGAGGGCAGAAAGGAAACACATGAACCGATATATTGAACGACTTCCTAAGAAGTACCGTGATTCCATCCGAGCTTTTTATCAGGACGATGACGGATGGTGGATAACTCTTGACAGCAACGGTCTTTATGATTTCGTCGGGTATGCATCCGAATATACCATTCATGAGGACACTCAGCTTGAGGCAATCGCCCAGTTCCGGCGGTGCATCCATCGTAAGGAGGGAGAGCGGTTGTATCTTGCATACGGAAGCAACCTGAATCTATCCCAGATGAAGTACCGTTGCCCTGGTGCAAAGCTGCTTGGTTATACCTACCTTGACAACTATCGACTTATCTTCCGTGGCTCCGGCACAGGTAACTATCTGAGTATTGAGCCTAAATTTGGTAGCAAAGTACCATGTGGGGTGTTTTCAATAACAGCGGAGGATGAACGGAATCTTGACCAGTACGAAGGATTCCCAAGGTTTTACCGAAAGGCTGAGATTAAGACATTTCTCCATGCGAAGAATGGAAACAGCAGGACAATATCTGCAATGTACTACTATCTTCCAGAGCAAGCCGAAGCAGGATTGCCGACAACACGGTATCTGATGACCTGCAAGCAGGGATACGAAGATGTTGGTTTTAATAAAGAGGCTTTGATAAGAGCAATGAATGACACAATGGAGGAAATTCTATGACATTACTTGAACGAATGAAACAGGTTCAGACCGCCGGGAGTCCTATCTGCCCCCGGTGTGGTCAAGTAAACATGAAGCCCAGAATCCACACAAATGCTATGAGCCGAGTAGCAGACATCTATGTGTGTGATGACTGCGGAACGGATGAAGCATTGAGGAACTGGGCGAATATACCCTTGCCAATAGAAGATTGGTTTTTGCCGAAATTTTGGAAGGAGGAAGCCGAATGAAGCACTTCACAAAAAAAGAATGGGCGTCAAATGTTCAGCGATTCCCAAGCTATTACGGAAAATGGGAGCCTACACCGTTTAACCTTGACAGGATTCGTCAGGGAGAACTGCCGGAATCTTACATAGGAAAGCGTAACATGCTTTCCTATGAACCTGGTGTCGGAACGGTTCTTCTAACTGAAGGTGTACACTTCACTATTGGAGATTGATTATGAGCCGGGATTGGACACAATCAGAACTTGAAGCGGCCAGCGAGGCAATGAAAGCCGCCGGATATATGAGCTATGAGGAATTTTGTGAAAAATGGGATAACGGTGAGTTTCAATTCATCGAAATAAAAGACGGAGTGCCTATTGTTTCGCCTACAGGAAACGAGAATATGTCTTAGTGATTCTACATATACAAACAAAAAAAACGCCACCCACAGAGGAACTAAGCCTTTGTGGGTGGCACTCATTATGCTTTACTCTTTGGGTGTGTTATAGGTCATAGCCTGGTCACTGTCTCCGATACCGGCGGTCGTGGGATCTGTAACGATGCCGAGGATAGACAGAAGTGCGAACACAGCATTGACAACAGCGAGCAGCTTGTTACCAAGATCGCCAAGGTCAATGGTATAGCCAAATACATTGGCAACAACCTGTGCCAGCAGAAGGATAGCAGGAATCAGCGCCATCCAAAACGCTTTGTTGCGAATACGAACTTTCCAGTTAATCATTGTAATTTCTCCTTTTCGATTATGTATATGCTCAACCGTTAAAACGGTTGACATACCCACGGTTCCATACACCAGCATGAATACCCCAAGAGTACACGCCGATTTCACCATCTGTGATATGCTTAATGACAATGCTAAGCAACTTCGTTTTGTTGCCGGCATGAAGATCAAAGGCATCACCATTCAGATGGAGGCTGTTTGTGGCACCTCCTACGCTGGGTTCTGCATTGTGCTTCTTGCAGCGGAAACCAGAACCACCAGCAGTGCCAATCGAGATTGGCTCGCCATACTCATCCCGAATGTCCTGAAATTTCCCAACCATAGCCTTACTGATAACGGATTCTGTGCAGCATCCTTTTCCTTGGCACTCAACCTCACTAGACCAAAGGTTCTTTGAGAGCTGGACATTAACTCCCCTTGGAATATGGTAGTGTCCATCGGATTGAAGATACTTTTCAGCCGAATTGACGCATTCCTCTTCCTGATTGCCTTGGGGGTTGTCTGTAACGGACTTGGAAATAGTTCCTGCAACAGCTCCAACAAGCGAAGCATCCTGCATGGAAGAATTGAGGCCGGTGAGATTATAGTCAGAAGTGAATTTTGCCATTGCGGATTTCGTATTGGGACCATCTACGCCATCAATAACACCGGGATCATATCCAAGATATTTGAGAAGGCACTGCTTTTGTGTTACATTCATTCGCTACCTCCCGTGTTGATTCATTATGTAATTACTTCCCATGAATTAACCTCGTCCTTGATTTTGTCGATAAACGAGTTTCCTTTCAGAGCCTTGTAAGCTGCGTACAAATACAAATAATTCTCATATTCGTACTGTCTGATCTGCTTCGTATCTTTGTATTCATAGTAGATATGAAGCATTTCGGAACGCAATAGGCATTTTTGCCCTTCCCTGATAGATGTAATTCCAAACAGCCATTCTCTAAATGGGCGAATGAAAATCAGGGCGCAGGCAAAAATAGAACTTGCATATCCAGCGTACGTGGCAAAATCTTTAATAATTTCCATGCCACCTAACCTCCTTCCTCGAATACTATCATCTCACAGATGGGGCATATCTGCCGACCCTCTGGTATGACCTTTCCACAGCAGACGCAGATGTTTTCCATAATCCCTCCTAAAACAGACGGTATGTTGGATACTTTTCTCTGAACAGAAAGTACCTCAATGTGTCATCTATGTGTATTGCAAGAAAAGACAGGAAGAACCACGCAAGCGTAAACTGAGGGCATATCTGCCCAAGCAGATTGAACGGCATATCGGAGTAATCCCAAATGTTCATCCCAAGCCATATATTAAGAACGATTCCGAAGATGAACTCAGCAGCGGTAACATAGGCTGCACCTATCAATGCCTGAAGCACAAGGGGCATTTCCCATGGAAACCAGTTGTTTATGCCGCCAATCAGCAGGAACAGGACACCACCGAGGACTGCCATTGTCCAATGGGTGTAACCTCTCCATGACAGTTCAATCCACGCATAGGCAATCGAACCGAATAAAAAAAGCACCAGCGCTTTTATGCACTGGTGCTTTTGGGTAGGATTATTTTTCATGTATTACCCGATAAGGGCTTTCATAACATCGGACTGGTACTGAGCAGGAATCTCTGTTCCGTACTCAATGGCAAAGATACCAGCCTCTGTGCGCTTGGAATCCACATAGGATTTAAGAGAGTTGTAATAGCTCTCATGGTAGGTCTTGTGGGCGGTTGCAGCCTGCACAATGGCGGTAAACTCTTCTGCCGTGAAATAGCGGCAGGGTTCACCATCTGCATGATATGGCACCTGTTCAGCACCAGCAGCAATCATTCCATACAGGGAGTTGATGTTCAGCTGATCTTCGACAGTAAGAGAGAAATGGTGATACTCTCCGTCTGCCAGCTTCACATCAAAGCCAGAAACGATGGCGGTGTGGCAGGCATCGGACAGGTCTTTCAATTTGACTTCTTTCACATCGTTTAGCGGTGTTTCGCCGCCAGCAAGCGACCAGTACCGGGAGACGCTGGACTTCACTTCCGAAAAAGAAAGAATCTGATCAACACGCATCTGCCGTTCTTCACATTCCCATTTTGCGCCGGACTCATCGTCCTGCACCTCGGTGATGTTCTTTCTGATGATGATATCTGTGCAATTTCCGTGGTTAAAAACCTCAAGCTCAGCAGGCTTCACCGCATAGTTTTCTTTCATTACGAATAGCCTCCTCCATTTGTAATTTTCCTCTCATGGAGACAGACCGTTTGGCTGCCTTCATGATTTGTTTAACACTGTATTTTCTTCTGAAATGCTGACTGTCACTGTTTTTCAGCCAGCCGTAGTAGGAAACAATCTTGTATGCTCTCCACCAAGGGATATAACCGATGCTTTCCAGCTCACGGGATGCACGAATAATCTGTCTGCGGATGCGGACAAAGATTCTGCCTCTGATGATGGTATAAGTCCTGCGTACAACAAATCCAACCATATCAATTCCGGGCGTTCTTTTGTGAGAACCTGCTTTGTGCTGTTCGGTTTTCTCCTTTTCCGTGACGAAAGAAGCAAATGTTGCCATATTCCAGATGGATTTGATTTCAAGACCAAATGTCTGTTTGCACCATCGTGTCGTTTCTTTCATAGCACGGATCAGGTTACTTCGTTTCCCGAAGATAGCGAAATCATCCGCATAGCAGACACAAGCCCAGCAGAAGTTATGCCGGACACCACGCCGCTCACGGTGAATGTTCATCATATACCGAAGCACATAGGACATTACATAGTTGAAAAGCCATGTTGGAAGATATCCGCCAATCATCAATCTCCCATCAGGATAGTTCCCCATGGTGGCCTCAACGAGCCACAGCAAAGGCTTATTTTTGCCAATGTCCCGGCGGAGCAACTGCATGATACAGTCTACCGTGACAGATTGGTATGCGTGCCGGACATCGCCTTTGATAACATCCAGCTTGTCGCAGTGATACTTCTTCCGAAGGATTCTCTCAATTTGCCGTTTTCCTGCAGTCTGACCTCTTCCAGGGATGCTTCCGCACTGGCATGGTAGAATCTTTGCTTTAAAAAGAGGCATGAGAGCTTCCACGCAGATGTACTCCAAAATCTGCTGTTCGGCACTTTCTTGGTTGAGATCCCGCAATTTCTGACTGATACCATCTCTCCTCTGGAACTGGCGTACAGGTTTCAAGTGAAAATCCCTTGCTTTGATGCAATCGGTCACTGTGGCGGCTACGGCATCGATAGCAGGAATTATTTTTGTGAAGCTGTTATTCAATCGCTCCAATGCAATATCCTCTTTGGTGACAAGCCCTGTGTCTGTCAGAAGCCTACGGAATTCACGCTTATTCAGCTTTCCTGCAAAGGCTTTGTGGACAGCAATAGCGTTGAACTCAACACTCTCGATATTCACTTGTGACGGTTTGCAGTAGGTTTTCATGCTGACCTCTCCATTTGTGCATCATCTGGTAATCCTCAACGGCTTTCGGGTTCGGGTTTCCCTTATGCTACTAGCCGCAAGCCGATTCCTGCATCGGCTTCCTCCGGCTATCCCGAATTGAATCAGGCCGTCACCGGAGGTGCTGGTTTCAAGCAATTTTAGCAATACGCACGGAATACATGGTGCATTGAATTATGATGCACTAGATGATGGACAACCAGACGGGCACCCAACCGAGCCATTCCAATTACTATTACCAGTATCATTATTAGAATTACGCGCGGCGAGGCCACAATTACCGCCATTATTCAGGTTATTGCAGCACCACGCCGCCCGCACGCCCGAAGACGGACAAGCCAATTCTAATAGCTCAGCGGATCGCACCATGTATCCCAGTCAGGAGCTTACTGAAAAAAGCAAGCTCTTTGGATTTCGCACACCACTTTACACCATCGAGAGGATGTTGCGTAAAAATGGTGTGGAATTGTCAAGAAATGTGCAGTCGGATAATTCCCTAAATCTGTCAGTGTTGGCTTAGCGCATTTATCTGCCCGAAGTGGAGCGTAGTGGAACGAGGGCAGATAAATGCGGCGCGCGGCTCAAGCGGCCTGCCTGGCTGCTGCCCATTCGCGATACTTTACCGGCGGCAAGCCCATTGGGTTGCTCGTATATACTCTTAACCGATTGTAATAAACGAAAACATATCTGAAGATGATGGTCTTGACTTGCTCTCTCGGAATCGTATAGGCTGCAATCCGGTATATCTTTTCTTTCTTCAGCGTCGCGAAAAAGCTTTCCATCCTGGCATTGTCAAAACAGTGTCCTGTACCGCTGAGGCTTTGTATTACACCGTATTTGCGGAGTTCTGCTTTGAATGCTTCGCTGGTATACTGGCTGCCTCTGTCGCTGTGAAATATGCTGTTCCGCAGATTCGGACATTGTTGTGCTAACTGTCTGAAAGTATCTATACAGAGCTCTTTTTTCATGTTATCCCGCATTTCCAATGCAACGATTTCACCGTTGAAGCAGTCCATGATTGGAGATACATACAGTTTCCCGTCAGAACATTGGATCTCTGTTATGTCAGTTAAGAATTTCTCCATTGGCTTTGCTGCGCTGAAATCTCTTTTGAGAATATTCTCCTGATCCTGGGTCTCAGTGGTAGCTTTCGTTATTCCGCGCGGTCTGCGCTGCCTGTGGACAAGCCCATGTTCCTTCATTGTCCGGTATACGGTGCGGCGGCTTACTTCTATGCCCCGCTGCCGCAGGGCAAGCTGTATGCGCTCTACACCATAATTCTTATTATCCGGATGCTCGCCCAGAATTCTCTTGATCTCAACCGAAAGAAGCCCACGGTTCGTTGGCTTATCCTTGTTTCGCAGCCATCTGTAGTAGCCGGACTCACTGACAGAGAGAACTTTACACATCTCTTTTACAGTGTACTTCCCTCTGTTCTGCAGGATAAACTGATGCCGTTCAGACGTTTTTACTTCTTCCGGTCTTTGGCGAAAAAACCGAGTGCGTCCTTTAGAATGTCATTTGCACGTCGGAGTTCCTCATTCTCGCGCTCCAGTTCGCGGATCCTGATATCCTGATCTGTAAGAGCTTTCCCGGATTCCGGTGACTTGCCCTCAATTTTATCCCGGGTTCGGTTTCGCCAGTCTGCCAGCGTATAGTACGGTAATCCAAGCTGAGCAGCCGCTTTCTTGACACCTATCTCATCCGACAGCTTCAAGGCTTCTGCTTTGAATTCATTGCTGTATCTTTTATTCTGTGCCATAATTCCTCCATCTGATCTGTCTGTATTTCTTGTATTCTAACAGATTTTTGGGAATTTGGCGACTCTACTTACAGTGTACTACTCCAGTGTATTATAACGAAATGCGTTATTTTGCGATTTTTTGAAAAAAATTTCCGCCGCAAAGCGGCGGAATGGATTGCTGTAATTCTGGGTGTTCCTGAGGGATGCCCTTACTGTAATTTCTGGGTCATGGGGCTTGCGCCCCCTCTTGACCCCCACAAGGGGGGTCAATTCACCCCCTACCCAGAAATTCCAGACGGGCACCCAACCG